CCGTTGCGCGGCGTTGCCCTTGCATTCAATTCTCAAATTTCTTATCTTTGTATCCTCTAGAAAGGGGGTTTCAAATGAAAGCGCTGTGTGCGTTATCAATAATTCTACTCCTTGGCGGTTGCAGTAAAAGGGACGGAATCGTCGGGCCGCCCGACACGCCAATCGTGAAATCGGCAAAAGCAGAAACGACATGGGTTCAAACAACTACATGGATGTATTCGTCGTCAAGATGGTTTGATTGGATTTCAGTCGAGACAGATAATTCCGGGATGGACACGAGCTACTCCAAGTCACTCCCGAAGGCCCTGAAAGTCGTGAATCACTCAGATCGAGATACGGCTTATTATATCGGCGATGTTGTAGGATATTACTCGGCAGACAGAAAGCACTTCGTCAACTACTACGCGAAGGTATACTTTGCAGATACGGCCTACACAAATCGCTTCGGACTGTCAATGTCTCTCACCGTATACGCGGGTTACTGAAATGAGGATTGTGCCTAAATTGTGCCTAGCCTTGCAGCCGCTACGTGCGGTTTCGTGCTGACAAGTGTCGATATTTGCGTGTGCCTAAATTGTGCCTAAACTTGCAAAAATAGATCAAAAAAGAGGTTCAATGAAAAGATAATCTGCGAAATTGAATCAGATTCAATGCACCCATGGCTCAATTGGTAGAGCAACTGACTCTTAAGCACTGTGAAAAAAGAGTAGTAATAAAAAAGCCCCTAGAATGCTAATGTTCTAGGGGTTTTTTCGTTTGTTCGCGCACCGTTGCGCGGCGCTGTGCCTAAATTGTGCCTACTTTGGTAAAAGTCTGAGGTTCGCAGTTTTCGGTGGCGTTGCCTTTTCCTGTGAGTCGAGAATCGCTTGTCGCTCCTTTAATCTCAGCAACGCGGCTTCGTCTGCCGCATCCTGCTTGCCCTTGATATTATCGACATCGAACCAAGCGTAGTATTTCATCGTCGTCGCCAGGTCTTTGTGATGTGCTAGAAAGTGAACGTCTGACTGAGAGTATTGCTTGTCTCTTATGAGCCGCGAGACGTAAGTCTTCTTAAATGTGTGGACGGAAAAATCATCCTTTCTTGGAGCGCCTTTCGGAGTGACGAGGCCAATCGACCGCAACACCTTTATGAATTCGTGATCGAGAGAGTTCTTTAACTGGTACCCGAAGACGTAGGGTGAGTAGGCTTTCGGAAGCCCTTTCATAAACGACATGAGGGCCGCTCTGAGCGGGTAAGGCTGCCAACGTCCGCCTTTTTGATTGTGGTGACGGATAATGCCAGCGTCGAAGTCAACCAAGTCCCATGTTAGCTGACAGCTTTCGTCTAGCCTAAACCCCGTCAGCAAAAGGAACTGACATTGATCTCTTAACTTGGGATTGCAGGCTGCGAGAATTTTGTCGACCTGCTCATCCGTGAAGACTACGATGGGGCGGTCCTCGGGCTGAAAGTCGACCTTTCTAAAGGGGTTCTTCGGAAGTCTGTCTGTGTCGACCGCCCAGCCAAAGAGCGCCTTAAGCATCCGCAAATAGATTGCCGTATTCTGATCTCCCTCCTCTTCCCGCATCCTGTCTCTCAAGTCGAAAATGTCGTGCTTGGTAACCGATCCGATTGACAAGTCTCCGGCATAGTCGACAAACTTCTTTACGGCGAGAGAATAAAAGGATAGGGTGGAGGCTTTTTTATTTCTGCCCTCTTCCTTCTGAAACTGACTCCATAGTTCGTTGACCGTCTCTTTCGTTTTCGACATCCGGGAGACGACTCCGATTGGGTCGATAGCGAGATCGGCTTCGATCTTCTTCTGAGTCATCCTAGCCTGATTGCGTCCCTCTCGATCATCTTTTAGGTCTAGGCTCTTGCGAACCTCTTTACCGCCAACAGTGTAAAACTTGATCCACAGTATTCCGTTACGCGAATAGATGCTTGCCATAATTAGTCACCAAACCCATAAGTTTTTCGATCTCTCCAGTATTCTTCTATCAACGAAGCGTCTTCGCCGCAATACCGGAAGAATTGTTCAAATTTGCCCCTCAGAAGTTTCTCGTCCTTCGCTAACTGATAGCCGAACAGGGTCTCAAAACTGCTTTTGAAGTTCTCCCAAAAGCGCTGAGTCCGCGTCGAGTACCTGTTTTCGGTATCTCCGTGCGCTTGAAATAAGTCCGGCAACGGCACGCCAAGAGCTTTCGCGATCTGCGAAACATTCCCCAATGTCACATTTCTGTTGGGATCATTAATCACGGCGCTCAGTGTCGCAAAGTGAATCTGGCTGCGATCAGCCAGGTCCTGTTGCGTCATTCCTAAGCGATTCCGGTAATACTCGATGTTTTTAGCTAAGACGACCTTCTCTTGGAACATGATCTACGCCTCCTTCTTGGATGGAATTGCCGACTGAATTACTTCGATAACCTTTTCTAGTTCTGAAATCCTCTTTCGGAGCGCCTCGGCATCGTCAACTGGAGTCGTGTCTCCGGTGAGTAGCCAGTTTATGTTGCAGCCAGCCTCTCGAAATCTCTTTAGAACTTCGTAACCAGGATGGCGTTTCCCGCCTAAATACTGGGATAAATTGGAGTATGTCATACCGAGCCTTTCGGCTGCCTGGGTTGCACTCTTAAAATTTGAGTCGACCCACTCCCTCATACGCTCAACCACCGGGTCTACGTTTTTCATATTTCCTTCTTTCTGGTGGAGAAAGTGTATCGGCCATAATGAACTAAAAATAACTATTGACTTTATACAATCATTTGATTATATTGTAAGTGTTGGAAATGAACAGATGATTGCAAAACATTTACAACAAACTCAAAAACAACACTATGAATATAGCATCGAAACATTTGAAAGTCAATAGCGATAATGTTAAATAGCGAAAATAATATACGCGGAGAAGACGAGGAATTGCTGACGATTTCACGGGTTGCCGCTCTGATGGGGGTTGATCGAAGTTGGGCTTCACGGAAAATTAATAACGGCGAGATACCATCCATCCCTGTAGGATCGCAGCGACGCGTACCGAGGTGGGCGCTTAAAGAGTGGCAACAGGGCGAGACGAAAAGGGTTTTAGCTCTTGCGGGTAACTTGGTGTGACATGCTTGAAATCAGGGCGATTACATACCTTGTAGACCATTTCAAGAAATAACAACAATTACAAAATCAAAACCTCCAAAATGTGCAAAAAACTGATATATATACTAAGTGGGGAGACTCCTTGGTAATGGACTTCATCGTTGAATACCGCGATTCTGACCAAAAGCTAAGAACGAAAGTCGTTTCTAGTGCATCGGAAGCGGCCATCCCTATAAAACTGCATAAACTCGACCGGCGATTTAATCAAATCGTCCACATAACCCAGGTAGACTCTCCTGCGGTCCCAACTATCCACATCGAAAATGAAAGAGTAGTGTAATGGCAAAAACAGCGCAGGCGGTATATGTGCCGCAATGGTATGAAAACGCCTCTATCCTCAATCGAGTAATAGCCTACACGGTTGGTCGTCGCAAGCTGACGGAGTTCGCTCAACTGAACGATCTCGTAGAGCATCCAGAGAAGTATAGCTATCTCTATGCGGACTATCAAGAGTCACTTCTCAATCAAATCAGTCCGAACAATCCAGTAACAAACGAGTTCTTTGATTCCAGATTCTATCGAATCGGCAATCGGTGGATGGAATCGAATACGACGGTACTTTGGGCCTACCCAGCGCCCGGACTCGTGCAGTTCATCGGCAATGTCGGCGGAGAACAAGCCGAACTAAAAAAGATCATCGCCGGAGACAGAGGTACGAAGGTTCACGATGCACTTCAACGGAATCGACCTGTCAACCGAGCAGAGTTCGCAGATGATGAGTGGCTTCTCCTTATGAATGCGAAAGCGTTCAACGACGAAGAGAAACCGGAACTCATACTCAATGAAGAGGCGGTTTGGGACATCGAGAGAGGGTATGCTGGTCGCATAGACCGAGTTATCTCAATGCGTGGCGGCAAGGTCACGCTTATCGACTTCAAGACCGGCCACGTAGGGCGCGAGGCATGGCTACAGCTTGCCGCGAACAAGAACTCAATCCAGAAGACGAAGGGATTGTTCATCGAATCGTGGGGCATTCTGTCGCTTAATGCCAAGACGAAGGCGGGATGGAAATACTACTGCATCGAGGAGCGTTCAGACGTGAAGGACGAGGGACTCACCAACGAACAAGCCTTTGAAAAAGACATGATTGTCTTCGATGCCGTTCATACGGTTTGGAGAGATGCCTTCAAGTCATTGAAGCCGAAGCATTTCCCATACGCGCCGCCCGACACGCTGAATCTGATGATACCTGTGAAGCTTACTGCCGATTTAACGAAAGACGGAAACGAACCACTTCCAGTGATCGGAGAGAATGCTGACAGGGCCATTCAGTCGTCTTCGGTCGCCGAAACCGAGAAGGCTGTCGCAGAACACGAAACGAGTCATCCTGTGAATACAACATTAGAAGAGACGAACACCACGGTGAAAAATGTTGAGGATGCGCCTCCGGCGAAGAAACAAAGACGTTCGCGCACTGTTGCGCGGGAATCCGAGAGCGCAAAATGACAACCACTGCACTCTCAATTAGCGCCGTCCTCTTCACGGCAGCAGAAATCGGCTTTGCCTATTTCTCACCGTCCAGCAGTCAAGATATAGTCCTTCTTCGGACAAAGGCGAGGGCATTGAACTCAATCGGTATCGAATGCGAAAGATGTGTAACGTGCGGACACACGGACAAATGTCTCACTGAGGCAAAACTATCACTCCAACAACATCTAGGGAAAATTTCTAATGGGTCTTGAACAGCGTCAAGATTTACTCTTTCTGAATGTTTCATGTGGCAACCTCATCAACAAGGACAAGGGTTTAAAGGGCGCGGCTTATACCGGCAGACTCACGAAGATCGAGCGCGTCGAGGATGAATTCGAGGGCAAGCCGTCCCCGAAGATCAAGATAAGGATGCAGGACGTTGGCGGCGAAGTCGCCTCTATCGGATTCACACTCAAGGGGTATTTCACCCTTGAATTCTTCCAGCGCATTGGCGCAATCAACCTCGCCAAGCCCTTCACGTTAAGCGTCTACTGTAGCAAGACGAACGAAAAGATTTCCTACTGCTCTCTTCGCCAGGACGGAAAGAAGATCGAACCGGACAAGAAATTTCCTGAACCTGCAAAGGTGAAGGTCGACGATGCACTCGTCACGGACTGGTCGCCTATGACAGCCGCCGTTGGCAAAATGATTGCGGAAATCACAGAGAAGCTCACTCCCCTCGTCAGCGCGGCAGAGTCAGCGCCGCTTGACTCACCCGCAAAAGAAGACGATTTACCCTTCTAACTAGCAACTCATTCACCCTACCTCATCCAAAGAAGGCGCTCCCGGCAACCTGCCGGGGGCGCATCGAAGGATTACGCTTATCTTAATCGAGGCGCATGAAAACAATTACTGCGGACGACCGCAATTTCATTATTACGTTCGATTTTGAACGTGAGCTTGTATCTGCCGTAAAGACTCTACCAATGGCAAGGTTTGAAGGGAAGACGAAATCATGGAGCGTTCCACTTATCTATCGGGATCAAATAAAGAAATTCACGGCTGACTACTTTTTCAATCTGACAGACGAAGCCTGTGATAGACTCACTTCGCCAGCAATTAAGGCCACCCTGGTTCAGATTCCAGATCTTGATTCACCGCTTCCGAACGGACAAACCTTGTTCGGACATCAGAAATTCGGCATCAGATTCTTAATTGATAAGGTTAGGGCAATACTCGCAGACGACATGGGCCTTGGAAAGACACGACAAGCACTTATCGCTGCTAAGGCATTCGGGATCCGCATCGTCGTAGTTGCACCCGTTTCCCTGCAAGAGAATTGGCGACGAGAGGCAATGATGGTCAACGCCAAGATCGAAGTCTTCTCTTGGGATAAAATGCCCCAGTTCTTTTCAGAACCATTCGTCTTCATACCCGACGAAGCTCACTATGCTCAATCGGGAAGTAGGTCGCAACGTGGAAAGAAGTTTTTAGAGATAGCCCTTGACCAAAACTGCCAAGCGGTCTTCTGTTTGACGGGTACACCACTTAAGAATGGCAAGCCGATCAACCTCATGCCGCTCTTGCAGGCCGTAAGACATCCGATTGTTGGCAATGTCGGCCACTACCAAAAGAGATATTGCGACGCTAAGGCTACTCGATTTTGTCGCTGGGACGTTAGCGGGGCTACGAATCTGAAAGAGCTTCACCAACTCATCGGCGATACGATGCTGCGCAGGACAAAGAAAGAATGTCTCGACTTGCCGTCAAAGTTGAGGGTCTACCGGGAAGTCGAATGGTCTGACGAGGACAGGAAATCTTACGATGCGAAGTTCAAACAGCTTCAAAGCGAGTACCGGGAAAGAGTCAGAAAGGGACTAGTCAGCGAGGAATCGGAGGCGCTAGTTACGGTCGGCCATCTGAGGCAGGCCGCCAGTGTAGCAAAAATCAGAACCGCAGTCGAAATAGCCCAGGAATTACTCGAACAAGGACAGCCCGTCGTCATCTTTACTGCGTTCAAAGACTCCGCAAGGTATATCAAACAACAGTTCGAGGACAACGCGGTTCTATTGACCGGAGAAGTGCTCCCCGAGAAGCGACAGCCGCTAGTAGATGCTTTTCAAGATGGGGTTGTTAATGTCTTCGTAGCCACCGTCGGCGCGGGCGGTGTCGGGATTACCTTGACGCGCTCACACAACGTAATTTTGGTAGATCGACCTTGGACACCGGGAGACACCGATCAGGCGGAAGATCGACTGAATAGGATCGGCCAAAACAATCAGGTTACGTCGATATGGCTACAGGCGAACGACATCGACAAGGCCGTAGACTCAATAATCGAAGCAAAGGAAGACACAATCGAACTCGTCCTTAATGGCAAGCGAAAGCGCATAGCAAGGACATCAACCCAACGACAAATATCGCAGGTAATAGCCGAAATGGTATTCTAAATGGATAATGGCTGGATTAAACAGTATCGCAAGATAAAGGAAAAGGGGTGGTATAAGAAGTCCCAATACGTTCATCTTTGGGATCACTTATGCCTGTCCGTGAACCACAAGGCAGCAGAGTTTTTAATGAATGGCAAGATAGTTCACGTCGAGGCCGGGCAGTTTGTTACGGGCAGAAAGAGGATTTCAGAGGAAACCGGAATTCCAGAAAGCACTATTGAAGACATCTTAAAAGTGTTTGAAACTGAACATCAAATCCAACAACAGAAAACTCGAAAATTCCGGTTTATTACAGTGGTAAACTGGAAAAAATACCAATGCTCCGACAGCACTTCCGACGACAAAGCAACGACTGAGCAACAACTGGCCGACACAAACAAGAATGATAAGAAGGATAAGAATGAGAAGAAGAAAAGAAAAGATAATAGCTCTGAGGCTATCGCCTCAGACTCCAAATTTCATACACCTTTATTATTAGGTGAACCCTTGAAAGATTCTAAAGAAGAAACGGGTACGGCCGGGGAACGTGCTATGACCGTCGCCGAACTCGCCGACAGTTATCGGCTGCGTTGGAACAACTTCGTCGACTATGCGAATAATCGGAAGGGTTCAAAACTATCAAGAGTTATGATAATAAGCGGCAAGGCTGCTACCTGTATATCGAAAAGGGCTGAACGGTCAGACTTTGATTTCAGCGAGATATGTCACAAAATTCTACGTTCAAATTTCCTCTTAGGACTTACAGAAAACCCCGAGGAGGGAAGAGGTAAGAACTGGAAGGGCGCTACGTTCGACTGGATATTCCTTTCGCCTCATAACTGGGCGAAGATATTGAACGGGAATTACGACGATAGTCCCGAGCCATTAGAACCCTCCGCGACAGGTGAAGCGTCAAGTGATCTCTTTGAGCAAGCAGCCAAAGCCCTCTCCATTCCGAGGGATTGATATTTTTTTGTCCAAGCGGTACCGCTTAAATGCGATAAGTATTGAAAGGAAATAATGCCAGGATATACAGCAGAGGAATATGAGCAAAGGTTACTGGGAAGAGTGCTCTGTGAGCCTACTATTTTCCCCGATGTCTATGCGGTTATTCGCACCGAGGCCATCTTCTCGGTAAAAAGACATCAGGTCGTTTACAAGGCGATGTGCGACAGTTACTTCAAAAAACAATGCGATCCAGACTCAATCGCTGTAGCACAGACAATGCCCAAAGAATCATCTGATCCGGTTTACCTGAGCGAACTGTCGATACTCGGCTCAAAGAATATGACCGAAATAGGGACGCTTGCGAAGATGGTTTTAGAGCAGCATCTCGTTCGCGCGGTGAACGCGGTCTCCCGAGATATGCAACGGCGAGTAGCGGAAGGCGAAGAGATCTTAGACATCGCAGAGCAATTCAATGAGTCGATGGCCGAAGTCTACGGACAACTTCCACAGACCTCCACGTTGGATATGAACGAGGTAGTTGATAAGACGATGGAACTTATCGACATGCTTCAATCGCCCGAAACGGCGCTCATAACGACCGGGCTTACATCGGTAGATGCGAGTATCGGTGGTTTCATCCCTGGAAATGTGATCGTAGTTGGTGCGAAGAGAAAGACAGGAAAGACGACGTTCGCCTTAAAAGTCAGTTTTCACAACGCCACAACGAGACAGATTCCGACACTCATTTTTTCGCGTGAGATGACGATAGCGGAACTTGGCGTAAGGCAGGCTTTTATCGACGCTAAACTCGATTTCAGCAAGTTTATTCGTCGGGAACTACTCAATTCAGAGACAAAAGAGCTATCGGATGCGCTTTCTCGGTTTAGAAAGTTGCCGATTCATATTAACGACACACTATCAAGTATTACCGACATCATTTTCGAGACAAAGAGAATGGTGAGGAAAAAGGGTGTGCAGTTGGTGATGATCGACTACATACAGCTCATCGAAGCCAGCGCTAGTAAACGGACCGACCGAGAAGAGTATATCGCAAGCATTTCTCGGGCGCTTAAGCGACTCGCGAAAGAACTCAAGATCGTGATTATCGTCCTGGCTCAGTTGAATGAGGATAATAAGTCGCGGGAAAGTAGAGCTATTGAACAGGACGCAGACAAACTCATCTATCTCGACTCACGAGAGGATGCAAAGGATATGAGCGCCCAGGCCATGAAGAAACTCGGCATAACGAGTTCAGACCTTACAGCCGAAGAAGATGCGGACGTCCGCACTATCTTCGTTAAGATAGTGCAGCGATTCGGCGGCTCAGGTAAGTTCGGAGATGTCAAGATCAGTGTAGACAAACATTACGGCGGCCTTATCGACTATGTGCCTCCGGGAAAACTGAATCCGAAGTCGAAAGATGACCCGGACGACAAAAAACCATTCTAAGGAGTAAACTTGAAAGCAACACTCATCACACGAGAAGCACGGGTAGGTGTCGAAGATTCACTTGAGACACAACTCGGATTTAGGATCGTCGGAGAGGGAAGTATGCGATTCGTTCGCGTCTCCGGCATAGCAAAAGGACGGATGCTAGTCCGACCTGCGCACACGGAAGAGACGAGGCTTTGGGACGCGCTTGTAAAGGCTCGAAGAGCATTGCTACCACAGCTTAAAGGCAGGGTCGGCTTCCAGGTTGAGGGATTCCTTACCGGATATGTCGACAAGAACAATAACGAACTTCACATTCGAGACAGTTTTCACGAGAAATATCTCGACGCGCTCAAAAATTCAGACATCGACGACTTGAATCCAATTCGAGTATTGATCGTCGCCGTTACTGATATACCGTGAGACTTGCAGCAAGGGTAGACGAAAATCAGGTCGAGATCACGCGCGGCTTATCGAAGTTGCCCGGAATTGGTTACTGGGTAACTTCGATGCTCGGCAAGGGTTTTCCTGACCTCATCGTCGCGCACCGTTGCGCGAACTACTTCTTCGAGATTAAGAACCCGAAACAGCCCCCGTCGAAAAGGAAGCTTACGCCGGATGAACAAGAATTCCACGACACTTGGCCTGGACAGGTCGCAGTTGTCGAAACACTCTCTGAAATACTTAAAATCATAGGATATGTCAATGTCACTGAGCAACAAAACAGCGAAAGAGCGGGCGAATCTGTATTACGCAATCGAACGATACCGAGAAGAAGTCGGATGCCCTCAGATCGAAGCGTATGAGTATTGCGAAGCGCATGCTTTAGAGATTTACAAACGACCCATTTTCGTGACCTACACAGACTTCAAGAACTTCAAGAAGAACAATCCGAAAGTCGTCGAGGACGTGCAGGAACGAATTCATCCTACCCCACCTACTCCAATTTCCGGCGAAATCAAAGAGATTTTCGCGATTCTTGGCAAAAACATATCCTCCATTGAGGAGATGTGCAAAGAAGAAGGCTTGACGATTCTCGACAAAGAGAACAATACACTCGAAGCAGATGAAATGATCCGCTTTGCCAACGACATCGTTAAGGCTTACCAGGGACACCTGCCGCAAGCTGTCGCGGGAGATCTGTCGGCGCGTCTCAAAAAATTGAATAAGGGCAAAGATGGTCACGAAAGAGAACGAAATTGGAAATCCCGACGGGCGGCCCGGTAAATACGCTCAAGTAATCAGAGAGAAACACCGGCGCTTCATTGCTCAGTGTTTCGTCCACGGTTACAATATACCGGACGCGATGAAGATGCTGAGTCGCGAGTATGGTCTTGAGGTCACTTATAGCTCTGTCAAGCATTGGTACGTAGTGCTTGCTACTCACGGCCCGGCTCTCTACGCATACTTCCCGATGGGAACGGAAGTTAATCTTGAAACTGTAGCGAAAGCTCTCGCAGAGTTAAAGCCAAAGGCAAAGCAGTGGGTGGGGATGTTCCATGATTACGTCGCGGAACTCCGCAAAATAGAAGACGATCCTAATCATGGCATCCCCTACGCTGACAAGCGAAAGCGGGCGTTAAAGCTTTCTCAGAACATCGACGAACTCGACAAGGAAAAACTGACCGCAAAAGGCTCTTACCCGACCTCACGGAACGAGGACGGTGTGATGACTTTTGAGAAGTTTGAGATCAAAAACAAGGATCACGGAGAACAACGGAAGACGATTGACGCTCTTGGCGGTCTCGTCGACGGAGTAACGTCTTCTCAGGTCATCGTCAACATTATTGACCATTCCAACGATCCAGATGGAAATCCCCCAGACGGGGAGCAGAAGCCCGGTGAGGACGGAAAGTAACGATTGAAGATTAATCTCTTCGAGGACTTCCGTCCTCATCCCGGGCAATTAAGGGTAATGCGTTCCAGGAGTCGATTTAGGAATATCGTTGCTGGCCGACGATGGGGCAAGGATTACGTCGGCGCTAGGGAGTTCATCGGCAAGGCGTTCAAGGAAGACTACCCGGCTGTCGCCCATGTCAAGATGCCGACAGGGAGATTCGTAAAATACTCGAAACCCCTTCTTCACTACTGGGCCGTAGCTCCTGATTATCCGATAGGAAAAATTCAGCAACGCGAAATCTTTTCGATCTTTCCTCCCGAGTTTCAGTCGAGCGAGGCGCACTTCTCTTACGACGACAATAAAAAGGAACTGCGACTCTTCGGCAATAGGATTCTGATCGAATTCAAGTCTGCCGATAGACCCGACTCTCTTGTCGGCGTGGGTTTGAACGGTGTCTACTGCACGGAGTTCGCTCGTTTCAAAGAGTCTGCTTGGAGTGCGAACATTCGCCCGACGCTCACAGACAAGTTGGGCTGGGGAATCTTTACAACGACACCATTGCCGAAAAAGTGGTTCCTCGACTTCATCGACATGGGGAATCCGAAGCACGAGAAATATCATCCTGCGCACGAGAACTTCTACGGTAGGACGTTAGACAACATTCGGCTGCCACACATTCTCGAAGAGGTCGAGGTCGCACGTAAGACCCTTCCAGAGAAGTGGTTTCGCCGCGAATACGAAGCATCGCTAGAATGCTTCGAGGGCCAGGTCTACGAAGAGCTCAGCCTCCCGATTCATTGCCCCGATGAATTCCCGGACAATGTAAGATACGACATGGTTATCGCCGGGGTTGACTGGGGGTTCGCAAAGCCAGGAGTCATACTCGTCATCGGTGTCAAGAATCGCCCGAACAATCAAGTCCCTAAGTTTTATGTCTTGGATGAGATATACGAAAAAGGGGTGATGATTACTGGGAAAGACGATTCTTGGGTGAAGCGGGCATGGATACTCAAATCAGTCTACGAGATTAAAGCATTCTACTGCGACACGGCTGAACCTGGCTACATACAGGCATTCCGAGATGCAGGTCTACCGGCGTTCTTCGCCGACAAGACGGTAAGCGACGGAATTCAGTCAGTCGCTACAGTCCTGCACATCTCCGGGCTAGACAAAGAAACCTCGCTTCTAATCAACAAGGCAAAATGCCTCAATCTTCCTCGTGAGCTTCTCCAGTATCAGTATGACGAAGACGAGAAGCCTCTGGACGAAGACGATCACACTTGCGACGCTCTGCGCTACGCAATTCATACTCACTTGAAATATGGTGGAGTCACGCAGTATCTACGGACTTCCTCGGACAGATAACTATGAGAAACGATTTACCCATAATCGACATTTATCCCTTCCTCTTCAAGAAGAGAGTGCCGACGAATCTCGACCGCATCTCAATTTCCTTGAACTGGGTACCCGACGAACACCAGCGAAGACTCGACGCTTACACGGTGCTCTCTGCCTATACGGCGAACCTCTCAAGCGTGGTCAGGAACATCAAGGAAGAGGACAATAAGGAATTCGGAGATGCGAACTTTGTGTGTGGCGCTCTCGCCTCTTCGCTGATCGGCGACGACATACGTATCGTCGCTCCGAAATATCCCGAGATCGAGACCTTCTTTAACGACTGGGCCTCGGATGAACTCTTCTTTGCTGAGGTAGCGGCAAACGAATACAAGGCCAGCAATCTTGGAGATGAAGTCTACAGGCTTAGTTGGTCAAAAGACAAAAATCGCGTCAAGGTTACATCGTTTGACCCTGGCTTTTGGTTTCCACAAAACTTAGGAAAGGCAAATGAAGAACACTACATCGCCTGGGAAGAACTCAACCCAGCCAACGACGAAACAGAAATCTACGTCCAGCACTACTATCGTGAGAAAAGCGGGAAGGGACGACCTGTCATTCGATTTACCGCCGGGTGGTACAAAAAGGGAAGGAAACCTTCCTTCGCAGACCTCGCCCTTGTTCGTTATGAAAGAGACGAAGCCAACCGAGAACTTCACAATGTTGACCTCGGAATCGACTTCTTCCCAATAGTCTACATCCCGAACATCTACAGACAGGGATATGATTTTGGGGAATCTGACTTGACGGGCGTGTGGCAGGTTTTGGACTCGTTGACGAATACATACACAGACCAATCCAAGAATACTGATTTCATGGGACTGGTTCAGATGTATGTTGAACTCGCGACGTTCGACAAGATTCCAATCCTGACGGATGGCACAAAAAAGATTCAGATGGGAGAGGGCAACGTCATTCCCGGTAAGGCCGGGATAGTCGACAACTCAACCATCAACAAGGCTCTCACCGATCACCAGCACGAGCTTGAGACGAAGCTCTACACAAACACGATGCTCGGCTCTCTCGGGACTGGCGCGAAGACTGGCAGCGGCGATCGCACCACGGGAATCTTTATGATGAAGGGTGGCCCGCTCGAACGGTTTATCTGGACGAAGCGGTTGATGCGGCAGCCGAAGTATGACAGGCTGCTCAAGTTCGTCGCACGATTTACGCTTCTCTTCGGAGATCCCGACAGCAAGAAGCTCTTCAAGGGCCGTGGAAAGACGGATTTAACCAAGGTCGCTCACATTCAATTCGGGAACATACTCCCGATTGACCAGACGGCGCTCATCGACAACGTGCAGAAGATAATAACAGTTCTTTCAGATAACGACCTGAAAGACAATCTGAAAGAGGCGGGTCTCGTGATAAACGAAGACATCGAACGGCAACCTATTCAGGCCGCTCCCGTCACTCCTGCCGTTCCGACCACGACAGAGTCTCCCGTAAAGCCTGGAATTGTATCAAAGCAAACGAAACAACAAAAAACAGTACAAGGAGCATAGCAGACAATGGTTGTAAAAGGTGCAGACGGCAAGGACATCGAGATTGCTGACGAGCTTGTCACGAACGGTGCAAAGATTCTCGCCGATCTCAAGATCGCACAGCAAGCAGCGACAGACCTCGCCGCACTCAAGAAAAAGATCGCCGACGACAAAGAGGCAAGTGAAACTGCTGCCAAGGTAGCGAAAGGGCAATACGAAACCCTTACTGCTGAGGCACAGAAGAAGGCCGACCAACTCGCCGCCGATCAAAAAGCGTTCGCCATCAACAAGGCGCTGACGATTGAATCCCTCAAAGCGAAGATCAAGAAAGAAAGCTATCTGAGCCTGATCGACCACTCGGAACTTGAATTCGACAAAGATGGCAACGTGACGAACGCGGACAAAGTAATGGAGAAGTTTGTAAAGGCTAACCCCGATCTCTTCGGAGAAGATTCGACTGAGCCGTCAACTGGCAGTGACAGAACTCCAAAATCAAAGGCTGGCGACAAGACGTTCGTTCAGAAACAAATTGACAAGCAAGAAGCAAAAAGAAAACCTCGCTTTCCGGCTGGCTGGCCGACAGACCAAAAGTAAGCGAGACATCACCAATCACCAACAAGGAGATATAACATAGTGCAACACGACTTCCAACCCAAAGAGCACAGCTACGCGCCAATCCCGAACATCCTGTTCAATGAGCATCAGGTGTTCAAGCCGGAAGGTGTAACGCTTGACGCTTCGCTGTTCGCCGCAGACCCGTTGGGGAACAAGAATGTTCCTGTCGGGCAGTTCATCGCGAAGATTACCGCGACTGGCCTCTACGGTCCCTACGACGCGGGTACGACCCAAGCACCCAAGACGAACGGACAAGAAAAGGCTGCGGGAATCCTGACATACGCCGTCGACCTGACGTACGGAAACAACCTCGGCAACTGCCTCATTCACGGCTTCGTGAAGACTGCATTGCTTCCGGTTGCGCCGACTGCGGATGTCATCGCAGCGCTTCCGCTGATCTGCTTCCTCTAAGCAGGATTTTTTTTGCCTCGTCTCATCGCATAGATACGAGGTCTCATAGTTTTCAAATTCACGATTCTCTTATCCATCCATAAGGAAACAATGGACACAGTAAAAACGATCTTTGATTTCATCGACAACAAAGAAATCCTGAGCTATGCTCGGACGTTGAAGACCGACAGTTACTTCGGCTTCTCTCTCTTCCCGATCAAGCAGGTGTCGGAAATCAATTACGAATACATCAAGGGCAGCTACGGTCAGAAGGCAAACATCATGGCCGAAGTCGTTGCCTACGAGTCCAGTTCGCCGGTTGTCGGTCGCGACGGTCTCGTGAAGGTCAGTGGCAAATTGCCCCCGATCAAACAGAAGTCCCGTATCGGAGAGCAGGAGATAATCAAACTCTTCTCGCCCCGGTCAATCCTCGAACGCGAGGAAGCAAAGTCGCAGTTATACAACGACGTTGCGGATCGCGTTGACGGCGTTTACTCGCGGTTGAATCGAATCATCTGCGACTCGCTGGCCTACGGCTCTGTGACGTTCACAGGCGAAGGCGTGAAGTTGAAAGTCGACTGGAACGTTCCTCAGACGCACAAGACGAGTGTTGCAAAGTCGTGGAGCGACAACACCTCTGACCCGATCAGCGACATTCAGGCAGCCGTGCAGACGATCATCGACGACACAGGCGTTCACCCGAATCGTGGTATCACGTCGTCCATGGCGATTACATATCTCCTGCGGAACGAGACACTGAAATCGGCGATCTTCGGTTCTGCGAACACAGCCCGAAACCTGACCTCAGCAATGGTGAACGAATACCTCGTCTCACTTGGATTGCCCGCTCTCTACGCATTCGACGAAGTTGTGCGGCGCGTGGATCCCGCGAATCAGGCAGTGATTACGGAGAGATACTTCCCGCAGACGCAGTTGACGATGTTCAACAGCAATGAAACGCTGGGTGAAACATTGATTGGCCCGACCGCAGAAGGCATCGTCGGAGTCGGCACAGAGGAAGCCCCTGGAATTTGGGCCGAAATCATGCAGACGAAAGACCCGGTGAACATCTATACAATGGCAACCGCAGTCGGCTTCCCGACCTTCCCTGGCTCGGAAGCAGTTGCAATGATGAACCTGGTGAAACAACAGTAACGGATGCTAACAGCCGACGACATAAAGACGAAAAGTAGCAAGGAGGGGGTGAAAGCCCTCTCCCCGCTACAACTGCAAGCCACGGTCGACACTTGCTATGCCATACTAGACGGGATAGGGCTAAGTCCTCAAGCTCCTGGATATGTCAGAATAAGAGACCAGGCGACAGTCGCATTGTTTGAATGGTACGTCGGCAATCCTTCCATGCTTGCATCGTTTCAGCAAGGTCGATGGATTGAAGCATACAACGCTGGCATACCGCCCGCCATTCAAATGATGGTACGGCCGATCCTCGGTTCACCTTTCGCGAAGATGGAGACACGGAGGAGAGAGAGATGAAATACTTGCGATGCAAACGCAAGTCTTCTACTCAGAGCGAACTAACTGGAGTGATTCAAGAAACACCGACGAACCTTTGGGACTTATGGGTCAACCTCTTACCTGTCGACGATCCGTTTCTAGGACACGAGACAGTATTGCCGACGCAGACAGAAAAGAGAAAGCGGGCAATGTTCACGAGTCTTGACCCTAGTCTCGATATTCAAGAAGGCGACACAGTAGTTGAGTTGGTCATAGGAGACGATGGAATTACTTATGTCGAATCGACTCAGGAGTGGTTTGTCGGCGGAGTCAATAACTGGTCGCGTTCGGTAGAAGTCTTACTGCGCGAGAACGTGGATTAAACTATGGACGCGGGTTACAAGATACAGTCAGCGGTTTGGCAGGCGCTTAACGACGATCCTGAATTATTGAGCCTTGTAAAAGGAGTTTGGGTGCAGGACGGGAAACCCTTGAAAGGGGGCTACCCACACATATTACTGCACATCAGGTCTGCGGCGAAAAGCGCCTCCATACCGAAGTTGCAAACGGTCTTTGTTGAGATCGTCGCTCGAAGTAAGTCCCCCGATGGAGAAGGCACGGAGTTGGAGAAAATATGCACTCGGGTTGACGACATGCTTGACGAACAATACTTCGCGAATGGCGACTATGGAGGGAAGCTGAGACGTGCGGGTCTACCGATTCCGAACGGACTCTTCGACGTAACTCAACAGGACTATTTCAAAACGTGGCGATACAAGGCCAACGTGAAACAATTCACTTAGGAAAGGATTTTGATGAATCAAGTAACTCAGGATTACGGAACTGGTCAGAAAGCCAAAGAAATTATCATGGCCGGGGGAAACCTCGAATATGCTTCCCTTGTGGCTTCCGGTGACGTAACGGCGGCGGCCTTCACTAGCCTTGGCTACACAGCCTCGGACGCGGGCGGGACGCTTTCCGACAAACCCCCAACCTTCAAAGAAGTGAAGGTCACGGGAATGAATGATCCGATAAAACGAAAAGCCGGAGATCGAGACGTGCAGTTCAAGGTCATCCTTTCGCAAGCGACGATCAAGAACTTGATGATCGCCTCGGGTGGCGCGGACACTGACTGGAACGTCGCAGGATATTTCCTCGGCGGAAAATCCCAGGATGCGCCTCTTCGGACGTGGCGCTACACCGTGCAGAACGACGACGACAATACTCAGGATCAGCGCTGCTATATACCCGCAGGGCGTGTGATTGACGCTGTCGAAGTCAAATACTCCGACAGCGACGCGGTTGGACTTGCGCTGACAATCAAGGCATACGAAATCACTGGCGCAGTAATTCTTGGCGCTGCCGGACCGTCGCTTATCGGATTCCGATACGCAATGCAAGCTGGCACATTCTAACTAGGAGAACCGAATGGTTCAAACAACCCAAGACTACGGTACCAATAATAAGGGCAAGGAAATCATCCTTGCCGGTGGCAACCTGGAATACGCCGGTCTGATTGCGACCGAACTCAACCTCCAGATCACTGAGGCGGGAGACGTAAGTAACCAGTTGTCGAACTGGGCGTTGAGCGGCTTGAACCTGACGAATCAGAACGGCGGCATTCTCTACTGGACGTTGAAACAGGTCTCAGGCGTAACAACGCTCAGTCTCTACAAGGAATCAGCGCATACGAACCTTGTCGCGGCTGGCTCGATTCAGTCCAGCACGGGAGTCATTCACTTGCTTACGCAGAACGCAAGTGGAATCTCGGGCGCGGCCACTGTCGCCTACACGATAGACGACTTAGACGCTCCGAATCAACTCTCCTTCGCGACGATACCTACCGCCCCCGCATGGTTAGGTGTCGGATATACAGCGCCGGACACAGGCGGAACGCTGACCGACAAAGCTCCTTCGTTCAAAGAAATGAGGGTCACGGGAATGAATGATCCCGTGAAGCGCAAGGCGATGGACAGAGATGTTCAGTTTAAGATTGTCCTGAGCCAAGCGACCCTTGCCAATATGAACCTGGCGACAGGCGGTAACGATGCGACTGACGTAGCTGTGTCCTACTTCCTTGGTGGAAAGTCTCAGGACTCTCCAATGCGCTCGTGGCGGTTTACCGTGCAGAACGATGACGACAATACGCAAGATCAGCGCCTCATCATCCCGCGCGGCCAGGTCATTGACGCAGTCGAGGCGAAGTATGCGGACGGCGATGCAGTTGGACTTGCCTTGACAATCAAGGCATACGAAGCGCCCTCGGGCGTTACGTTCAATGGCGTGAGCCTCCAAGGCTTCCGTTATCTGATCTCCGCAGCTTCTTACTAGTCACACCGATCACACACTTCAAAGAGGCGGTCAGTCGACCGACCGCCTCGATTCTTTTACCAATCCCATAGGAAAACAATGGTAGAAACCAGTCCAAGCGGGCAATCGTCCGCAACGTACCAACTTGTCGATGACTCGAAAGTCTATCAACGGGTTCTCGTAGCTGGCCAAGAAGTCGAAATCATTCGCCTCTTAGCCGGTGTCTTCAATCAGCTTCTCTCGTCTGGAAAAAAGATTGAAAATCTCGACCCAACGAATCTCGTCAACCTGCTCTCAGGTGATGCGTTGGCCAATTTCTTCGGTGTCGTTCTCATTAAAGAGAAAGAGACAGCAATGTCGCTCGCTCACGTCAAAGACTTCGTTGCAAGAGGCAGAGAATTCCTCTTCGGAATGCAAAACGGAGATGAAGAGAGCGTGTTGGTCGATTTTTTTCAATTAAACAAGCCGAAAATCGCGACTCTTTTAAGCCGGTTCGGAATCGAGATCGACGACTTGACCAAAACTCTCTCCACAATGTTGAACGAAGCCTTACCAGGGTTGCAGAGTTCTTCGCCCACAGATGGGGTCAAGACCCAAGAACTGTCCTCTGGGGTTACACTGTAGGCGAGTTCAATAAGTTCGTCACCATCTTGAACGAAGAGAACAAGAAAGACAAAAACACTGGATCGGCAGAGCAAATATCGGTTCAGGATTTCCTCAAAAATCAATCGGTGATGTTGGGATAATGGAAACACTTTTATACGCTTTCGTAGCCGCTGTGTTCGGTGCGCTTCTCGGCATCATCGGCTACATGATTAAGGAACGATTCAAAGAGCAGCAAGCGAAGATAGTTGCCCTAGAAACAAGGCACGAGGGGAACGTGATCGAAATGGGCGCAATTAAGTCCAACTACCTCACGCGATTCGCCGACGTGAAGGCGGACATCGAAAGGATTCGCGGCGGCCTCATTATGGTCGAGTCAAACATCATTCAGGTTGTTGGCAAAGAGATTGGCGACCTCAAGACGACCATCATCCAAATTCAAGGAGACAGATGAATAAAATCTTAATTGGGATGGTGTTCGGAGACTTACACAGCCCTTGGCAAGACAATCTGATGGTAAGACTCGCGCGGAAGGTTATCGACGACCTCAAGCCAAAGCAGATAGTCCTAGTCGGAGATCAACTCAACTTCGCTGCCTACTCGTCGCACGGCGCAAGAAAGAACGAAGTGCCTAATGAGAATGTGAAGAAGGACTTCAAGGCTTGCGAGGAAGTCCTCGATCAACTCTTCGGCGGTGTCAAGGCCGAACTGGTTTGGATGGACGGCAATCACGATGCCTGGCAGGACGACTACTTCACTGACAACCCGGCGTTCTACGACGAATCTATCCATCGCTACAATCGCCTCAAACTGAAAGAGAGGGGTTTCAAGAAGATCGTTCCGTTTAAAGGGGTTTTCAAATCGGGAAAACTTCACTTCACGCACGGTTGGAGGGCCGGTGTCAATGCAGTTAGAACGCATCTCGTGAATGACTACAAGGCCAGCTTCGTTATGGGCCATATTCACAAATCAGACACGGCAACAAGCTCCAACATTCAAGGCAACATCATTCAAGGCTATTCTGTGGGTTGCATGTCGAAACTCGATTTCAGGTATGCGGCGCAACCCACATCGAATCACGGGTTTGGAATCTATTACATCCTACCCAATGGAAATTTCAGTTTCCATAACATCGTCGCAATCAACAGATCATTCATTTATCAAGGACAACTTTACACGCCATGATAAAACACAAGTTAATACGGCGATTGCTTCTGATTGCGTTACTCTTCATGCCCCTAGGGATGGCGTTGCCTGGGGAGACAGCAGCGAAGAAAATCAGTGACGAGCTCGCCGTAGGGAAATATGCGACACTCTTTCAAGAGACATCGACAAAGTATCACATGGATTGGAGGGTTATCGCGTCAATCGCACTTCGAGAGTCGCGTTGCAATCCGCACGTTAAACCCTTGAAAGAAAAGGCATGGATTTATTATACGGATAGGCACGGCAAAGCCCTGCACATTAAAGGACACGGTGTTGCCGATATACAAGCCCAGGCAGAAGCTATCCTTGGCGGTGACGAATTTGAATTTCAGACACACGCTCACGGCATCACACAACTCGTCGGCAGTGTCTTGCGGGAGTTAGGGTATACTAAGAAATATCCACCCGTGACGGTCGAGGAACAGATCTACTACACCGACCTCCACTTAACTCGACTCATTCAATCCTTTACAGCTAAATACAATCGCCCGCCGAATCCAGTTCAAATCTTTGCTCTCTACAACGGAGGCTATCTGTCAGTCACAGAGTTCGGAGTTCAACCCTGGGTCGAAGCATACGCGGTTCATGCGATGCTCTACTACTACAAGGTCGAACTCATGCAATCAATTTACACACCGATCCAATGAGGGTTTAATGCTAGTCTATGTTTCAGGAAAATACTCAGCGTCGACAAAAGAAGGAATTGCTGCAAATATCAAAGCAGCCGAAGAGGTTGCTCGTTATTTATGGTCATGCGGACACGCGGTAATATGTCCACACACGAACACAGCCTTCTTTGACGATATCCCAGGAGTCGGCTATGAATCCTTCATTCGGGGAGACCTTCAAATCGTTCGACGTTGTGACGCTATGGTGATGGTGCCCGGATGGGAGACAAGTCGCGGAGCTAACAGGGAACGTGACTACGCAATCGAACTTGGGATTCCTGTCCATCAATATCCATGCGTCTTAGAACTTCATCCGGTAGAAGTTCGCTGCCCGGTGCAAGTACAGGCGTTTATGGAACAACTGATGCTCCAGTATCGAACCCATCTCAAGAAAAATAAAGACTATTCACCCGCAAACATCGCCGGGACCGGAGAGATCGGACTTGTCACAAGACTTTGGGATAAGATGGCTCGTCTTATGTCGCTTACCGGTTTCAAAATTACGATCACAGAGAGCGAGTTCACTCAGCCTCAGACCCCGGAGAATGAAAGTATCGAAGATACTTTTCTTGACCTCTCAAATTACGGCATCATCGCGAAACTCTATCACAATGGAAAGTGGGGCAAGTAGATGCAAATACAATTCGGCGGCGGGACATTATTCATCAACCAGGCCGATTATACCTACAGTAGCGTAGGGACATTTACTTCTGTTGGTGGCACGGACAAAGAAAATGGCGGAGTCATGCGAATCGGTCAGCCGCGAATCAAACAGGTATTCACGGAGAACGACAAAGACGAACCTTCGGCGCAATGGACTGAAGGAAGGGACGTATATTTCGACGTGACGCTGGCAGAAATGACGCTGACCAACTTCGCACTTTCTCTTGGCATCAACCCGAATCAGATCGGCTCTGACGGAACGTCGACATTTCTCAATGTCGCTGGAACGGAAGCAATCGTTTACTTCCCGGCGATCTATCAAGTCCTTCAAGACGGACAAACAAACAAGTACTACTGGCTCACTCTCCCGGTATGCGAGATTCTTAACGCTGTCGAGATAGGGTTCAAAGACCTTGAGCCAGTTCAGTTGAAACTCTCTCTCAAGGCGCATAAGGCGACCACAGGAACGCTTGCGGGGATGAAGTTTCAAATCAAGGCGGACAAGTAATGTCAAGAGTAGGTTACGAGACTCATTTCCCCGAAGTGATCGCGGCTATCGAGAACGGCGCACAGCGCGGCCTCGCCCGCATCGCTTCGGAATTAGCAGAGCAGGCTCGACGAAGCGGTTCGTATAACGATCGGACCATGAGTCTGCGGACTTTGATTACCCCGAACATTGAACGCTCAGAAGATGAGCCGGAGAATCAATATCCCTTCGTCATGGTACCCTATTTCGACGAATTCTTTAACGAAGAGATGATGGGTAAGCGATTCTTGCCCCCGGAAGACTTCTTTATCCCCAAAGTAGAAGCTGAGGGCGCAGAAGTCACCGCCAGAGTTTCCGCTCTTATGCCTTACGCTGCTGCCGTAGAGTCAAGAGGTTACGATGTCCTCTCTCACGTTTTTACTGGATTTATTTCCAATCCACAACAATACTTTTCTGAAATACAAGACGAGATAGCACGAAACGAAGTCGCTTCGTCGCTAACCGTCAGACAAGGTTAATTATGCCAGGTGTAGGTGCAATGGGTGGTCAGAATTTAGGACGCATCTTCTTTGAGATGTCCATCGTGGACAATGGAAGATTCAACAACGTTCTAAGGCAGGCTCACGAACGACTCGACGCTGTTAATGCGAAACTTGGCATCACTTCGTCCTCTTCTGAGAACGTAGTCAGGTCTCAGGGCGCAATCGCAAAAGAACTAGAAGCGACCAATGCTAAACTGGCTCTCGCTGAGAAGGCTCACAAGTCACTTTCGGACTCGGTAAAGCTATCTGCTGAGAAAAGCGACGCTGCATGGGCGCACTCTACAGCGAACCTCGAAGTCGAGATCAAGAAGCAAAAGGACATGCTTGCCCAGTTGCAGCTCCGCTACGATGCGATGAATGCAAACAAGCAGGCATCGCTCTCGGGGGTTGTGTTGGCTGGGCAGATCGGTAAGACGATCAATAATAAGAATTACGCCGAAGAAAGGCTGGCACTCCTCGGGCCAAATCCTCCCGGTGTTTCTGCCGTCGATGCAGAACGGATAGAGCAGGCGGATGCGAAAGTCCAGCAATTACGCTCATCCCAAAGCGCTCTGCAAGCTGAAATGGCCGCTTCTGTAGTAGCTGCCGGAGTTGAAGCCGCAGAGACCGTCGATGTTGTCGGAAATCAGATCGTAGCTGCCGGTATTAAGCTCGACATGCTTTCGATGAAAGCTCAGTCGTTTGGCAGAACGTTCATGTTCCAGTGGTCATTAGTCGCCGGGGTAATAACTGGCTTCATTGAGAAAATGGCCATCGACTTCGATAAGAACATGGGCGAAGTTCGACGCACGACTCAGATGACGCGCGACGAAATAAGCGGACTGGGCGACGACTTCCTGAGAATGTCGAAAGACTCTCCTATGGCGAATGCCGCCAACGGTCTCGCCGAGATCGCGGCGGTAGCGGGGGCTTCCGGGGTCAAGGGACGCGATGAACTGGGTAAGTTCTCGGACTCAATTCTGCGGCTGACCGCAGTATCAGACGGCCTTGATGAAAAAGAGACCGCCAAAAAGATGATCGAGATAACGAGGGCCTTCGGCGACTCGACAGACAAGATCGACCGATATGGCGATGTGATCTCTCGCGTGGCGAATGAGTCTTCGGCTTCATACGAAGACGTTATCAACTTCATTCAGATTTCCTCGGGTGCTGCGCAGGCGCTACACATCTCCTTTGGAGAAGTAGCATCCCTTGGATCGGCTCTCGTTGGCTTAGGCATTCCGGCTCAAAAGGCTGGCACCGCTCTTACGAATCTGTTTACGAAGATGCTCACTGAGCCGCAGGTTTTCGCCGCTCAGATGGGGATTTCGACAGCTAAGTTCGAGCAGTCAGTAAAAGACAATGCTGTAGGGGCATTGATAAGCTGGCTCGAAACCATGAAGAACGTCCACGACGAGTTTGAACTCGGCAAGGACTTCGACGAGCTTGGAATTAAAGGGGTTCGGACGGGAGCAGTATTGCTCAAGTTAAAGAGCGAAGGTCTCGAACCGTTACAGAGGATGCTGGGTATCGTTCAAGACACGATGACAAATGGCGGGTACGTTACCGACCAGTATAATGTCAAAGCTCAAACGATGTCGGGTCAGATGTCGGAGGCGGCCAACCAAGGCAAGGAGTTAGCGATACGCATGGGTTCTGATTTATTCCCCGTGCTTAAGACCTTCCTCACGATCTTCGAGGAAATCTTTGCGGCTCTCCGTGAGGCAGGACCACTGAAAGATATCGTTCTTGCTATGGCGATGATGACGACTCTAGCCGGTCCTCTTGCACTCGTCTTTGGAAACCTCGGACGATTCGTTTCCGGGTGGATAGTAAAGATAGGAGAAGCAAGAATAGCAGTCGCGGCTTACAACGCTCAACAGATTGAAATGGGATATACGAGCGTAGCGGTTGGCGGCCAGGTCAAAACGGCAATGGCATCCATCGGAACGGCTAATCTCTGGATTGCCGGTATCGTGGTTGCAATGATCGCATTGACGAGTGTAATGGCTATGTATTCCGAAGCGAATTACAAGGCTAAGGAGCGGCAGGAAGCACTTAATGACGAGTTGAAAACGACCTTGCAACATCGGAGAGATGAAAAAGAGCAAGTCGTTCAAATACTCGAATCAATGAAGCCGTTGGCTGAGAAACAGCAACGGTCGAAAGAGGAACAAGCGCAGTTTAATAAGTATGCAGACAATCTCAATCGGTTAGCTCCTGACTATATCGACAAGAACAAGCTCTACGGCGATTCACTTAAATATATCGCCGACAAAGCAATCGAAGCAAAGAAGGGATTGAATGACGCTTCGGAGGCAGTAGCCGAACTCGACCGAAGAACTCAGATCGGCAAGTTGAACACGCAGATGCCTCTTACGCAGGCGGATATGAGTGCGGCCTTCGATGCAATTAAGGCAGAGCAATTAAACAGGTCGACATTCTCGCCAGCAGTCGAAAGTGTTCGTTCGCAGACCGGTTTCTACGGTGAGGTTAATACTGCCGGGACGCAAGCAGCGAAAGGGAAGTTAGATAGCGCTCACACGCTTCTCGACGATCAATGGCAGAAGTTACACGCACTTCAACTTCAACTCGAAGATCAACATGCAAAAGACCCGGCGAATCAACTGGTCGCGAATGAATTAGACAGGGTTAAGTCTGACCTCGACACAGTTGAAAAGCTCGATGCCCTAGTCGTAAAGCATAATCAGGAATGGCAACAGAAATGGCAACTTGACCATCCGGCAAGTGCTAGCGGCAACGCCAATAGTTCGGGATCCGGTTCCGGAACCACTCGTGTCACACTGAAAGACCTCCAAGAAGAGTTCGACGCTCAGAAAGTCTTGAATGATGGAATTCGACAGGCGATCAAGGACAAGCAGGACGCTGTAGCGGCTGAGGGTGACAAAACAACGGCGAAGGAGAAGAAGAACGAACTCCAAACCTACTACGACAGTATCGCTGGAACAATCGACGAGAGAAATGCCGCGATGGATGCGATTCTTGCGAAGGTTAGGGCGTTTGCGGCCAGGGAATACGGAAACACAAAGACAATCGACGAACTGACCAAGAACATCATCAACAACAAGAACAAGGCCCTTACCTCTACCTCAATAGCTATACTAGGCTTCATACATGACGTTGATGGTAGCAGGATTCACGACCCAAGCGCACATATTAACGCGCCCCCGGACGAATCGGCGTTTAATCGACTCAAGACGCAGTTGCAACTCTATCAATCCTTGCTCGACGACTTCAATGCGAAGTATCGGACAAAGAAGGATGAGGCGACCGACAAAGGACTGCTTTCCGACTTTCTGATCGGCGACGGCGTGAAGATGAAGCAAGATATTCTGGATATGAAAGCGGCTGTAATTAAAACGCTCCAGGATATTATCGCCGAACTCGTCAAAGATTCTCCCGAGGCTGCTGCGTTGTGGTCGAAGATCAACGGAACGACCGACGCGAAAGGTTATGAGAAGTTTGCTCAAGCGATTCTCTCTAGTACAAGTCTTACAGGTGAACAACAAAAAGAGATAGCCTTAGCACTCGCTCAACTCTCCAAAGCTCAAGGTGTAATTCCGAACGATAACGCTTCAAAGAAAGACCAGAATCCATATAAAGTATTCGCTGAAAACGTGAATCAGATGGGTCTGACCAACCGAAACACGCTAAACAATATGCAGCAGGGTTGGAATCGGTTAAACTCCGCAATCGTTGGAATGGCCTTCGGCACGAAGACCACACTTAAACAGATATGGCAGGGTATAGCTCAGGACTTCTTAAAAGATGTGCTTGACGAAATTTACAAGAAATACCTCGCTAAGGGGTTGGTTGGACTCGTTGGAACACTTTTCGGCGACTCGTCGGGGATGACTAAGATCGGGACAGATATTCTGTCGGGCGGAGGAGATGACAGCACTCTTCACGGCGATTTCATGGTGAGGAAAAACGGCAGCATTACATCGTTCTCTCCTGACGACAACGTTATCGGGTTTAAGCACGTCACCGATCTAATTGGAAGTATTCTACCTAGCGTGGCGAGTTCAAATTTCTCGACGATGCCATCATCGAACATCTCGGTAGGTTCTCCGAGCGTAAGGGTAGATAGCAAACCGCCTGATGTTCACGTTCACATAGATCACGTTATGGATGGACAGAAGTTTCAACAAAAGACAGTTCCACGATATAATTATAGCACAGCGGGAAGGAAGTTGAGGAATGGTTAATATTGCAATTAACGGTCAAGACTTTTCTAAATACCTTCAAACTGTTGAGATTCAGCGCGACGCAGAAGACACCGATAACGATAATGTTATCGGTGTCGCAACGATTAAAATATCTGATATCGACGGAGCGGTATCAGATATTCTTTCACTTCCACTGCCAGGCAAACCGGATCGTATTGCGGTTGAACAGTCCGTAACAATCTCCAAGAATGGAGACCCTTTATTTACGGGTAGGTTCGATCTTGGCAATATTGACTCAGACTATTTCGATAATGACAACTTTCAAGATTCTCGAAGTTTAACTTTGCAGGCAAATGACAACCTGAAAGATGTCGCTGAAACTTGGGACGAGAATAAACCTTACCCGCTTCCATACTTCTACGATAAATTCAAAATATCCAGTCAGACTAACTTCGTACCCGCACCCGCAGACGCTATGCGAGGAGGTTATCTTATGCCTCTTCAAGCATTCTTAATGTTGTCTACTAGGGTGCCCACTTATATTGAAACGTCCTCGGATGGAACGGTTAGGACGCGGCTGACTAGCCTTCAGACATTCTTCCATCCCGCGTCACTCGACTTACCCGTGACTCAGTTTCCCTTGATAAACGTTACGCAGGCGCAGTCACTATACCTCGACTATGGGGCATGGTTGTTGAACAGTGGCGTCTCGAAAGTTCGCACAGTAGGCCCTTCGCGTGGAAATAATATCCCAGACTATTCGAGTGTGTCGGTATTGGACTTGGTAACTGCGATCTGCGAATTCCGTGACGGGAGAGTGCTCTGCCTCCCTAATGGCAACTTGATTTATGCAGAGAAATGGCAACCGACCCCACTAGGGACACTCCTTCCGACTGCGGTTATAGACACATACACGACGCTCGGAGTATACACTTTTCCAACCAAGACGTATCTGGGCTACCCAAACTACAATCCTTGGCGTAGCACTCAATATTCTCCTGGATATTACAGCACTGGCACTGTGCCTGGGAATGTTGGTTGTGTAGATTCACAACCCCTTAATACTGGAAGAATGATTGATCTGACTCGCGGCATATTCGCAGCTAATCCCGGTGGTTTATTCTGTAGCGGATCGGAAATTCTTGGAAACGCGGGTCATTATCAGGACATCGGCTGGGAGTTTAACTTTGCAGGCGTAGAACAGTTCCCCTCCGACAGCGCTCGCGCGATCAGTTTAGTGAAGGCCATGTGTCAACAGGTGCCGACCCGATTCAAGATTCTTACGTCGGGTTACAATTATTTTCCACTACAACAAGCTATTCTATCTGGAAAAAACTACACAATAACATCGACAACCATCAGACCAATAGAAGACGAAGCGGAATTGATAGTCGAAGCGCAAAATCAGTATCTACTAACAGGACAATAGAAAAAACATGATAATTAACGGACAAGGGAAACCGAGACTCATTGTTTTGAACTCGCTCAACCCTAACATGACTAATCCGGTTGCTGTTATCAACTTGCCGTACTGTAACAAGCTAACGGAAACCTTTACGCCGGTCGTCATACTACACAAAGTCCAAGGCGGAAAGTTAGTGCTTGAGTGCGGTTTCGATTATGTCTGCAAACTTGACTACTCGGACTTGATCGACGGACAAGACTTACTCAATCTTCAACCGGCACTCACTTTCTCTACGCCGAACGGCACAAATCTTGGGACGCAGCTCGTTCTAATTCCAAGACTCGACTGTTTCGGAAGAAACTTCAACGTGTGTTTGGCCGACGAAATGAGCCTCTCTTCGGTTTTCGCGAACGGATCGAATGTTGGACACGGCGATTTCATTCTAACGTTTACGGGACTCGATAGACTGGGCACCGTTCCAATGAAGCGTAGTGGTTTTTGGTCGAACTACGGAGGACGCACAAGAGTAAATGATGTTCTCTGGAAGGGGCTTGGTTACGGATTTAATGCTGGGTTCATACCTACCGGACCGGCGTAATTTAACTAAACAAGGAGCAAAAGAATATAGTGGCAGGATTAAAAGTTCTCAATTTCTTAACATTCTTCGATGAAGGGGATGACGTAGGTGCTGGATCGAAAGACTACGCTTCGCAGTTGGCGGCTGGGACGGGCTTCAATCAGAACCTAGCGCAAATTACTCGGAAGTTCGCGCTTCTCTTCTCGACGGTCGCGGGCGCACTAACCGACGTATTGAACGCGAATATCATCGGTGCGACTCAGATCGCGAATGATGCGGTGACGAAAGACAAGGTTGACGCGACGGTCGCGGGATCGGGCCTCAAGCAGAACGCTGACGGCTCCCTCTCTCCAAACGTCGACGGAACAACGATCACGGTCAATGCAAGCAATCAATTACAGGGAGTTGCGGTAGCGGGAAGTTACCTCATCTACGCCGACGACGCTTTGTCGAGCAACGGATTCAGTGATGTTGGCGGAGTATTAGACTATGGAAGGATTGCCCCGACGGCTTACGAGTATTGCCAAAGTGATTTGGCGAGGCCGAAGATCGGCACGACCTTCCTTTTTACTCCCGGCATCCACAATCTCGTTCTTACGTGCAACTTAAGAGCGGAGTGGGCAGGCGGAACGGCGACTGTATCGCTGACGGTGTACGACACGTACAACAACGTTCAGGTTGCGTCGGGAGTGTTGTCGACTACTACAATAGGGTATGCAAGTTACCCGGACAAAACCCTTACCGTCCCACTTACGAACTTAGTAAGTGGAAAGGCATACAGGATTGCAATCGTGCTTTATGGCACAAGCACCACTAATTGCGCTTTCATGCAAAACGTATCAATCACGGCAACCCCATGACCCCACTTATAGGCGAAGATAGTATAGGATGGTTAGAAAACAACTACGGTCTTCTCCTTGCTGGCGCTCAGGCGGAAAACTCACCATTCATCGGATTCAACAAAGATTCGGGTAGGTTCGTTGTTGGAACTTGGGACGACCCAAATTCTCTTTCCATAGCCCACATAGCCACAGAGATACATAGGAATGTTTTCGGGCCGACTCAACTGTTTTTGAATGGACTTGAGATTGGCGGAGGGCCGAATCGAGTCACAGTCAACGCATCCCCAGTGACTCCTTATTCCATTACGCTCCCTGTTGCACAGGGAGCGGCTGGAACTGTGATAAGTAATGACGGCGCTGGAAATCTTTCTTGGGTGGTCGCGGCGAAAGGTCTTGTCGGTCTTGGGAACGTAGAGAATACGGCACTCTCTACGTGGGCAGGGACTACCAATCTCACAACGCTCGGCGCGGCAACGGCTACATCGCTAACAAGCAATGGAATTTTTGGCGTTCTAGGGAGAAGCGACTTACAGTTCGGTAATGCCGACCTAGCAACTGGATTGCGTTGGGTAATAAAGACGAACACGGTTGCTGAGACAGGAAGTAATGCGGGATCCAATCTTGAGATTATACGCAGAAGCGACACTGGGACGAATCTCGGGACGACGGTTACGGTAAACCGTTCAAGTGGTGACGTTCTTCTAGCTACCACTCTGCATGTCACAGGAAACACGACTTTTAGTGCAAGATTAATACAGACCGGCGCGGCGGGATCGAGTAAGGACTACTCAATCCAAACGAGCGGTATTAATAGGTGGACGATTGGCGCTGACGCAACGGCGGAAAGTGGAAGTGATGCTGGAACCAATTACTATATAGCTTCTCGACACGATGATGGCTCTGCCAACCTCAACGTTTTAAGCATTCTTAGGTCGACAGGTGCGGCGACGTTCATCAGCTCTCTCTCATGCCAAGCACTTTCATCTACAACGATCTCATCTCAGACAATTACCCCTACGACGACAGATACATACGATCTAGGAAGTTCGAGTAAATGGTGGAGGCAGCAATTCGTTTCTCAGATTAACGCAACAGTCTTTGCAAGGCAGACTCAATCCTTAATGGGCGGGTGGCTTACAGTTGGAAAGGATGAGGGAGTCATGCCTGCTGTAGCTGCCACAGATACACAGATTGACTTTGGGAAGGCGATGACTGTTGGCGATTTCATCGTTATTAAGGGCGCATCCTCTACCGGGGCGCTCGTGGTCGAGTATATGCAGATCGGCACACTGGTTTCTGGAACACTCTACAATGTAACAAGAGATAAAGCCGGAACATACGGAACGAAACCAGCTTACTCGAATGGAACGCCCTATCTGGTACTTGGAGCGAATGGAAGCGGACGGATTGAAATGAACGCTTATGACACTCCCAGGATTTCAATCTTCAAACAGGGCGCAACCTACGATGGACAGACGGAGGTTTTGAGAATCGGAGATCTCAACGGACTCGCAGGGATAGTAGTAGAAGACTATGGAGTTTACATCGGGTCGGTTGGGAACAGTCTCGTTTATGACTCGAACGCCGGTACGCTTACCCTTTCGGGAGCATTAAACGCAGCCACAGGATCATTCTCGGGAACGGTTACAGCAACGGCAGGCGCAATCGGCGGATTGACTTTAAGTTCCTCGACGCTCATGGCTGGTTCAGCCGGAACTCATAGTGCGGGTCAGGGTTATCTATCGCTAAACTCTTCCGCAACTCAGCCCGTCTTTGTTGTTGGGTGGTCAGATGGAAGTTTCGGAGCAAATGCAGGAAATAACTTCATCACCATCGGTGCTACGTCGTATCTCTACGCTGTCAGTGGACAGTTCGACGTCACGGGATGGGATACCAGTGGAGGCGGCATAGCTGTAAACGTCAACGGAGCGGGCATCTTCTTTGCGGGAGCGAGAAACACTTCCAAGGGAATCGTCTACGGCGGTACGATCGCAGGATGGAATTTCGACAATGCCTGTATCTGGACGGGAACGAAACAAACTGCCGACACCTATTCCGCAACCGGTATTACTATCGCGGCGAGTGGCGCGATCTATGCGAGTCAGTTCTACGTTGGCGTGGGTGGTGATGCTCACTTTAGAGGGGCCGTAGAAAGCGCTACAATTACAGGCGGGACAATCAGGACCGCCTCGTCAGGAACGCGAATAGAGCTTAACTCAGGCGCGAACTCGATTGATATTTATGCGCTCGCCACAATGGTCGCGACCATCTATGGACAAAAACAGGGTACCGATTACTGGCTTTTGATGGATTTCTCGCATGCTCAGGCCATAACGATTACGAATAACGCGCCACTAAATCTAAGCGGCGGCATTGCAGTCGGCACATCGGCAGCAATAGGAACTTCCTTGAGCGTTGGCACAACTATCACTTCTTACAACGGAGTCTCAACGGCAGGACTTGGAACCGCTCCGATTATCTACAACAATTACACTACCTCCGCTGCATCAATCAGCTCTACGAATATCACCAATACAAACGTCGCCGGTGTTTACAGGGTATCCGTGATTCTCACCTACCATGCGACAGTTGGAACGGCGGGAACGGTTACATGCACGGTAAACTGGACGGATGACGGTGGAACGATTCTCGAAACTTCGTCCGCCTTGACTGTCTCGGGCATCAACGTCGTCGAAAAGACATTCTTCATTCGACACAAGGCTACCTCTTCGGCATACATCCACTGGCTCACTACAATCGGCGGTTCAAACACCAATCAGTATAACATCCAAGTAACCTGTGAGCGACTAGTATAATAGACCGTTGCGGGCGATTGCAAAATAATGCGGTCGTCCGCAACTTTCCTATTGACTTTATACAATAATTATCGTATATTAACTATGTCGAAAGAATAAAAGCTATATTCACCCAAAACATACAGGAATCCCCGCATGACGAAGAAAATGACATACCCCGAACTCAAGATCGTAACCGAAGCTCTTTCACTCCTGGGCGCTCTCCCAAACAAGCCCAATGGTTATGCGATCACAAAAAACCTCACAGAATTCAATCGCACCATCAGAGATACAGACAAGATCGCGAGGATTCTCGGCCAGGATGCAGTCGATAAGGACGAAGTGGGAAATCCGAAGCAATACAAGACGTTCGTCATCGTCGAGGGCAAAGCAGTTGAGCAGGAGATTACGAAGATCAGCGACCCAAAGACGCTCGCCAACTACAACAAGGAAGTCAAGAAGTTGAACGAGGACGTTCACGAAGTCAAGATTCATCAGATGCTCTACAACGACTTCGAGGAATACGAGAAGAAAAACGGCATCGACTCCAACATCATGGCTGAACTCTACGGAGTCGTTATCGTCGACAAGATCGAAGACGCGGTGGCGTAGTGCCTAGCACGTTCAAAGGTTTTCTCTACTACTTTACTTTCGTCGCTGTCGTGATCGTTATCTACCTTCTTGTCTGCAAGATCGCAGACGATTCCCCGGCGGCAAGGTCTCGACACCTCCTATCCTCAGACACCACGAGTAGTCAGGACTCGACGAAACCGAAAGTTATACTAAGCACTGTGAAGATTCCTGGCGTGACGGTTAAAGCTGAGACCAAGCCCGACACAATGAAAAGATACGTCGACTCACTCATCGCCAGGGCGAAGAAGGCCGACACACTCGAAGCTCTTATGCGTCACACGGCTGCACCCTACAGAGTGGCCTACGAAGATACTAACATAAGAGCAGTTGTCTACTGTGAACCAATAACTCACAGCGCTCGATTCGACACACTACTCATCAAGCCGATTCACTACGTCGAGAAGACCGTCACAAACACTGTCGAGGTGGAGAAACCCGTCCCTTGGTACGACACGCCAACTGCGGTAGTCTTTGAAACGCTGGGAGCGGTATATCTGATCTCACAAGCCTCCAAGGGACTTCGTGAGTAGTTGCTTCAAAGAGAAAATCCCCCGAGACAAAAAATACTTGTCATGGATTCGCACACTCCCTTGCTGTGTTCGCAGTGCCGACTGTTCGGGACCGGTAGCGCCGCATCACACAGCAAGGGCGTTCGGAGGATTAAAGGGAAGTGACTACTCGTGCGTTCCGATCTGTTTTCATCATCACAACCTAGTGCAATACTACCAATGGAAGTTCAAGGACAGGTTTCACTTTATACCCGACGAGGACTATGCAAAAGACAAATACTTTACCCGTTACAACGACCAGCGACAACTTCTTTAATGGGCTGACACAGCTCCACGCGAACGCAGAGGTTTTTCGGAAGACGCTAGAGAGTTACGACGACGATCAGCTCAACGTGATCTTCCACGGCCTCGAAGACGCTACGTCGGTGGCATGGATGCTACAGGCCGACATCATAGCCAATCTTCACTCAAGGGGGCGATACGGGGATAACGTCATAAAGGGAATCTCTCAATTTCTCAAAGTCCCAGAGAGGCGCATCTACGAACTCTATCAGATTCACAAGGAGATTCTTTCGCAGAGTCCCGAAGTGCGAGATCTTCCACTTGAGAAGTCGCACTTCGTCAATGCGCTAAGAGCGAAAAAATACGGCCAAGACCCGGTACATGTGCTAGAGAGTGCTGCTGACGATCTCTTGGGCGCGAATGCGATGCGACGAAAGATCGAGGCAAGGCCGCGAGTGACAGACACAACATTCTACGAACTCACCAAGTCCCGGCCCGACTGTAAGAGCGAGGACTTGAAACAAATTCAATACTTCTCCCCGTCTGCAAGGATAGTTGAATACGATGGCACAAACTACCTTGAAGTGTTCGGAAAAGAAATTTCACAAAACTAAGGACTATCCATGAAACAATGGTTTCGCAGTTTCTACCTCGCTACCCGTGAAGACCTTGTTACGTTCATCACTCTCGCGGCCTGCGTTCTCTTTACGATGTCGCTGTTCTTCAATCCGTTTATCGGAGTCTTCGATAAGCTGCTAATCACGATTCTCTGTCTCACGGTTTTGCATCTCAGAGGAATGGGGTTGCAGATTCAGTCTCACGAATACTTTGGCTTCCATCTTCTCGCTGTCAATAATTCGTATGCGATCTTGCTGGGCTGGCTGACTATAGCGCTCACGACGAAAGAGACATACGAAGGAATTTCGGACGCGCTTCGTTTCCGCAAGGAGAATGTCGCGCACTGTTGCGCGGCTTTTGGGTCAATAGCTGTTGACGAGTGCGGTTTCGTAGGAATCATTATGCACAATGGAGTGCGAATGGTGGCGGAATATGATGGCACCACGGTCAGTCCTGGCTTCCAGGGCATCCAGTTGTTCAACGATAAGGGGCCGTATCTGACACACGCCTTCAATAAGAAGGGCGCACGCATCTCAAGAATTATGCACGTCAGGGCCGGTCAACGCTGGGTGAGCAACAGGCCGAAGGTCATTGGCAGCGTCCGAGTAGGCCAGCTTCCGTTCGTGATGCCCTTCTCTGAGTCGTGGCCATTAATTCGCAAGGCGCTCATTGATAGTCAGTGGTAATAGCCTCGACTACCTTCCGACTCACCCCGAGAAAAGTGTCCAGCTATGCGTGACGAGTCCGCCTTACTTTCAACTCCGCAATTACGGAACACCCCCGGTTAGGTTCGGAGGCGATCCTAATTGTGGACATAGGTGGCACCAATCAAAAGCTACCCTGCTGCACGACAATAGAAACGCTCTCCACGGGAAGCAGGATGCAGTTATCGGAGAGCGCGGGCAGACGCATATCAATTCAAAGACGTTACTCTTTTCCTCAACCTGCGAGATATGTGGGATGTGGGAAGGGCAACTCGGACTAGAACCCACTGTCGATATGTTCGTCGAGCACTTACTTCAAATCTTCAAAGGAGTGAAACGAGTACTCAGGGATGATGGAGTCCTCTTCGTGAACATGGGGGACTCCTACGGCAATGGTCGGAAGGGGATGGCGAATAAATCGCTTCTCATGGTACCCGAACGATTCGCGATAGCGATGTGCGACGACGGATGGACGCTCAGGAATAAGATCGTTTGGGCTAAACAGGAATACAATGGCAAAGACAACAAAGTCTACGGCAAGGCGTTACCGAGTTCTGCAACCGACAGGCTCTCGTCAGCATGGGAAGTCATTTACTTCTTCTCAAAGACTAGTCGATGCAAGTCGCGAATCGGGAACGTTGGTTTACCTTACACCGAAGAGACGGTCGGCAGGATCAATCGGGCTTTCAAGCTCATCGAAAAGACTGGCGCTGCTTGTACCGACGATAATAAAAGCGAGTGGGATAAACCTTGTGAAACTGGGAGCGATGGATTAAGACATCGAGTCTATTCCAAGTTTCTGAAAGACAAAGCGCCGCTAGAGATGGTGAGAAAGCAAAGACGGAAGTTACCCGATCTATGGAGAATCAACACACAGTCGTTTCGTGGCGCACACTACGCGACATATCCGCCGCTCTTGCCATTGCTGCCAATCCTAATGTTCACCGATCCGGGCGATGTCGTTCTAGACCCGTTCGCCGGTTCCGGAACCACTCTTAAGGTGACTGATTCACTGAAAAGAGTCCCGTTGGGGATTGAAATTGGAGAAGCAAATGTGGAGATCATTAACCATAGAATGAGAGAGGATGCTGAGACGCATTTCATCAGAAACATCGTCAAGGATTCCTTCCCCGATGTCTACGCGGAGCTTTTTCCGGCTGATTCTGTCCAGTTGAGTTGTCTATGAGGCAACCACTCACCATTAACACGCCTCGCGACGAGAAACACACACAGAAACTCGTGAGGATGTCGGATCACGTGACGCTTGGATATGTCGCGCGGTCGTTTATCGCGGCCAAGCGCCGGTCCGGAGCTAAGCCGGGTTACAGGAAGAAGCTGAAACAGTCACTCGACATTCTCAAGCCGCTCTGGAACGAGCCGATTAAGGAATTGGGGCAGAGAAACATAAGAGTCTGCCTCGAAGATCAGGTTAAGCGAGTAAGTTGGGGGACATACGTCCGGCGAAGTCATATCCTGGCCGACTTCTTCGAGTTCGCTAAGGGTAAATCCTTAGTTCTCTACAATTTTGTAAGGGCACAGCCTTACGAACGGAGCGAGCGGTTGAGATTCTTCACGAGGGGGCAACTAGACCTGATTTTTAGAGCACTTCCACAGGGAAGGCTCAGAGACGCTTGCCTGATAATTTATCACACGGGAGCGAAGACCGTCGAATTGAGACATATCAAGGGAACGCGGTCGATGTTTGGCTCGACTATATTCTTAGACAGGCGTTCGCTTCCATGCCCGGCGCATCTTCTCAGCATGGTTGAGCGGTACACGAGATACAATCCACGCCGGATCCCGCGCGAGTTCAAGGAGTTCATGTCGAAGATGGAGTTCGCCGGAGATTTAAGCTACTTACGGAATTCACACTTTATGCGGCTCTACGTGAACGATACGCCGCACGAGATCATTTCAAAAATTCACGACGTAAAGATGGTCGAGAACAAGTTCCACTTCATGTCACCATCGAGTTACCGTCCCAACACCGACTTCACGGATTACCTATAAGGAATTGAATGGGAACAGATCCAAGGAAAGAGACAGCAAGTGTCACGGAAGAAACTGGTTGCATTGACCAGGTGAAAGGCATCGTCGAATACATCGAGAATCACGTCAACGATCTCACGGTACCGCTGAGTCACCGAATGGAAGTTGTCAGACTTCTCAGCGACGGAGTAGTCAGAATGACTGGCGTTTTAGTTCAACACGCCGAACTATTGAACGCGAGTCCAAATTGACAAAGAAAGAAGACGCGATCAAGGCTACCAGGCTCTTAATTGAGGGCTGTGCTATTCATCCGAGCTACAGAGCAAAAAAAGCTCCCAGGACTGAATGCCGGGACTGTGCTGCGGTATGGAAAGCAGCTTTAACGGTGATGTCATACGCCGACGAAAAGAAGTTCAGGAGACCCAATACTATTGAAGCGAATCCTAATCCTGCTGTGGAAGCTAGATAATTTTCAGTTCTTGCAGTTCCGGCGAATGCTCGACGTTTACGTCAAGAGACTTTACGATCTGCGGGACGTTCCCGATCGGACCACTCAACTGGGCTACATACTACCGCGAATTCACGCAGACCTGCTTTCCTACATTCAACGAGAAGAGGAAAGAGCGAAGAACCCAAACCATTTCATAACGGAGACAAAGAAGAAGAAATGACTCGGACACAAGTAACCAATAGGGAGATCGGAGCGGCAATAGACTCAGCGGTTAAGGTCTTTGCCGGGATAACGGACAATGCAATTCACGGCGACTGTCACGGTTCTATTTCGCAGAGCATGCTCTCTGTCGAGAACGCGGTAAGAATGAACAGTAGAACCCTTCTCGGATCAGAGTTGCTCGAACTCGCGATAAGATGCCTCTTCGCTGTCAAGGCGATCTCAGGAATGAAGCAGGGAGCAGTTTCCGCGACCCTCAATCTCAAGATGTATGGAACTCTGAGCAAGAAGGGGTTTGGCGCGTTCGCCTCGTCGCACGAGATACTCGGTGTGATAACCGAGGAATACAAGGAATACACAGAAGCGTTCAGCGAGAACGTAGATGCTATCATCTCTGAGCTTTACGACATAGCGGTGGTAGCGGTCTTCGGAGTAGCGTCACTCAATTACTTGGACTGATGACTATGACGGACGAATTCACTCGCGAATACATGAGCGTTCCGCCGCCGCCTATGGCGATGACCGAGAAGCAGAAAGAACGAATCGACAGCATGGACTTCGAGACAATGCTGGGCCTCTGGCGCTTCGCCAAGGACGGCGATCCGATGTTCCAAGGAGGGACTGGGATTTACTTCAAAGAAGAGATGGGAAGGAAAGACCATGCGCTACCTCCGGGCGAACACGCGCGAATTTCAAAAAAAATAGCATGGCGATAATGAACTACACAGAAAGCGCAAAGAAGGAAGTCCGCGCAATGTGGGAGGTAAGTAAGCCGTTGATCGACGAGCCGATCTTCCCGAGGAACGCCTGTCTCTATAAGCTAACCGAGTCGGAAGTCATCGCCCTGCGAAAGAGGATCGAGCACCTGGCAAGCGTTCAAGAAATACATCCGCCCAGCGAAGCTAGGTATGAACCCGCTTACAGGATGTGCCCGAAATGCCAAGAAGAATTCAATATGTATGGCGGGTGTAAATGCAACGGCTATACGACAGGATTAGCGGAAAGCGTTCCAAGTCTATGAAGGTCATTACTCTTTGGCAGCCCTGGGCGACGTGGGTTATGCTAGGATGGAAGACTATCGAGACGCGAACGCATAATCGGTTTAAGTGTCTCGCCGGTCAGACGATTGGGATTCATGCAGCGAAAAAGTATGATGCGAACGCCGCTTCTTGGGCTACTCCTTGGATGAGTGATGACGAAATGCTTTGGTATACTCGTCTTGACTATTCAGAGGGAGTACTGCTCGGCACGGTCGATGTAGTTTGTGCAGGAAAACTCAGTGGCGTGGATTCGTGGAATGCTATGATCGACTGCAACGAATCTACTTATGCGAGATATGGGTTACGCCTCAGAAACCCTGTCATATTCAATATACCAATCCCAGTCAAGGGCAAGCAGGGAATATGGACTTACGAAATAGAAGGGAAACTATGCAAGAAGTCACACTAGATGTCAAAGTGAAAGAGGGCGGAAGGTGTTGGGTTCGGAACTATCGAAGAAAGGGCAAACCCTGGGAAACTGGGACGGTGAAGATAGTGACAGCCACAATCTACAATGATAACTCGTACCGACTTTCGTATTATGTGAAGTTGGTTCGTGTGTCCGAGCCTCGGCGGAGAAACGGCCGCGAGATTCACAACCTGTATCTGACTGTGAACCATCGGGACATCGAACCATTCCAGCCGGAGGTGCGATGAAGGACACCGTAGAAATGCGTCGGAAGCTGTTCAATCACCTTTGCGACGAGCACGATCTCGTGCTTTTCGACTCGGAGTTGGACGAAATCATCCGAATTGTCATGGGTGAACCTAAGCAAAGTCTTCTCTCTCGATTTATGGAATGGGTGAGATCGCTCGATATTTACGTTCCAACGTTCCCTGTGTTTGAATGAACGAACTCAACCTTCTAGCGTTATAGGCTCGGGTAAAGTCCTGGGCATCGCCCCTGGCGTAGATTCTTACGTCGGGGGCTTTTTGTTGTTGACAAAAGGCATTCATCTCCCTATATTGCGATGTCGTGAAAGGTGGAGGCTGGTTACTTGCACCTATGAATTCATCGACAATTCCCCGGTAGCTCCCCGCTCCGGGGTTTTTATTTTCATCAAACTTTGTGGTAAAAGTCGATCGCACCACACATCCTTGATAAGCCTAAAACGTCCCCTTCGTTTTCAAGGGTTTACGAACGTCCGTTTTCTGAATTTGCGATATGAGCGACGATAATTTCTAGACCATCCAATCTACCATTCCCCTCCGAGATCGTATTAATACGCCCCATCCTTGGCGCAATGCCTACCCATTATAGCATAGAATCTATCTCGCTGATAGTCTATACGATACTTATCGTATCTACGACGAAATAGGTCGGGATTAAAAAATCAAATGATTGCGGTTTTCCGCATTATTCAATTTTCAGACCCCGGATTTTGGCCGATATTCAGTTTGGGAGTCTGATCTAGCGATAGGGGAGGACCGAACCTGGCGACCCCCTTCCCCCCGGGCACTTCCTAAAAAATACCCTTGTTTTCACTTGTGATAATATAAGATTATCACAAGTGAGTAGTATTTTTCGGGTCTTGTCACCTATGTTTTGAGGTATTTTTTTATTGTTACCTATGTATATATATTTTTTTATTGTTTTTTTTCGCACACTTCCCGTCTCCTTTTTTCATTGCTTATTTCCGCAAAGTATCGCTTTTGTTTTATCTTTACTGCATACGTTCGCGCAACAGTGCGCGGACATTGATTCACTGCTAAAAAATAAAGCTTAGTTCATTGTAACTCATTAGATAATCATAGCTTAGAAACTATAAATATAGTGATGATATTTGACAAAGTGCTATCCATTGATTATATTATACATGTAATTAATGAACAAACAAACGAGAGTATTTATGAATAAGATCATAGTCTTGAGAGAAAAGAGAAGTCTTGGACGTTGTTTCCTCTCTGTAGTTAATAACCGTCAAGCTAAAATGCTTAGGGACTTGACAGGAAAGGAAACCTTGGACTATCGGGACATAGCGGGCTTGATTCCACAAGGTTTCCTTTTCGTGATAGATAGTAACTAAATAACGCTACAAAAACAAACAAAAACCAATATAAGGGATTATCACTATGAAAGCAGTCGAATTGTCGCCAGAGGTAATGAAAAGTATGAATGATCTTCGTGCTGAATATACCGCAAAGTCTTTCGTTTTCAATTCCTCAGTGTTCAAAGGTATGTATGAGCTGGGAGAAATTGCAAACAAGGCAAAGTCTATCGGATCAAAAGAGTTCAAAGAGTTTTTAGCGGGCAAGCTGAATGAAGGGGCGGTAAATAATCAAATTCTTGTATACAAGGGCTTTTTAGAAGACGTGACAAAACAGGGGCTTGAGGTCGTTTCCGGCATTCTCAAAGAATCGGATTATACGAAAATTCTCGAAGTCGCAAGAATGCGGGCAAAAAGCGATACAATAAAGCCCGTCGAGGCTGTGCAAGCATTGCAAGTGCTCTCTCTTCCGGCGATTCAAGTCATACGCAAGTCTTTAGACGGTTCGGAAAATGCCGGTATTGCTTCGGCGGTCAAGGCCGGTGACTATGAAAAAGTAAAGACCGACAGCACCGCAGTTGTTGAGGTCCGGCGGGCGAATGCGCAAGAATCGAAAGACAAAATTGAATCGGCGGCGGCGGCATCGACGACGAACGCAAGCGAAAACGAAAACTTGCAAAAGTTGCTTGCGCAAGCTGAAAAAGAACGGGACTTTTTCCGTGACACAGTACGCGTTCTCTTGAGAAATGCGGAGTTTGTCGAATTGCCCGCATACAAGGCTCAAAACCACTTAGACTTTGCAAAGTTCATCGTGAACGCTATGAAGAAACAGACCGCAAAGGTTTAACCCGCTCAACATCCTCGCTCCAATACTTCTTTAGAAGCCCGTGAAAACGGGCTTTTTTATTGCCCTTTTCTGTAGCTATTCCAGCCCTTTTTAGACCCTCTCTCGAATGCTTTCCTCTCGTGCTCGATCTTTCCGCATTGTAACAAGCTCGATCAGAGTTCACGCCGGGGGCCAGTTTTTGATTCCTTATGGCGATTCATTTTGGCTGGCGGCTCGGCTCTCATCCTTTGGTACAGGCCCGTGCTCAGTTCAAGGAAATGGCCGATTTTTGATCCCTAATCGCAAACTAAACCTGGGTGCAATCGAATGATTCTTGAGTGCAATCTATTGACAAACGGCCTACCATGTATTATATTATATATACGCTAAAACGAGAAAATAAGCGATGTTTCACTAACTCGCGCAACAGTGCGCGGAAAGGAGGGAGGTATAGACATGAAAAAACCACTCTTCCAGCAGCTTTCAAGCGCTATCTGCGCATATCAGAATTGCATCGAGAGTAACAACACTCTATGGGAGGAGAAACACTTAGAGAGGATTCACAAGATAGAGAAAGAGCTTCCGAGCGGCAGCGGAATTGACATGGGAACTCTCATTGCCTTAGATGAGAGCACGTCCGAGCGAATCGTCTTCACGACTGCATACCATCACATGAGAGAGAACGGAATGTATGACGGCTGGACTGAGCACAGGATCATATTAACGCCAAGTCTGCAATTCCAGTATAGCCTTAGAATAACCGGAAGAGACCGAAACGGGATAAAGGACTATTTGCATGTAATCTTCTCGGAAGCCATTGAGCAAGAAATAGAATTTTAAACTATTCCACCACAGACACACCCACAACCCGCGCAACGGTGCGCGGCAACCTTCAACGATCAACCTACGGAGCAAATATGCAGACCTTCCAACCTACATGCACAGCAAAGAGCTTCAATGCTGTAGCAGTTCACGCAGTCGGCGGCGCTCGGCACAGACGACTGCAAGCGTACCTAAGCATCGTAATCACAAACCGCGAAACAGGCCAGCAGAAGATCGTCAAGAATCGTCAGGGCAAGCCGGTAGTGGCGACGGTCGAAGCCAACTCGATCATTCAACTCGACCATATCCTTCGTGGTTACTTCGGCAACGGTGACGTTGACGCGATCATCCAGTCCATCGAAAAGCTCGACGAGTTCGAGGGAGTTCCTTATGTCAACTGACACGATAAAACGGCAAAAGACCTGCCGATGGTGCAGGGTTAGAAGTATATGTGGAAAGACTTCCCCTGATTCCGGTCGATATACTTGCACTCGGAAAAGGGGTCACAGGGGTTTTCACCGTGCCTGCGGCAATACCTCAAATAATCACCCGATAACAATATGGAAGGAGGGCGAAACATCATGCCGATAAATCCAACAACCTGCGCCGACATCGTTAAGATGCTTCGGGACGGCAAGGCTGTAGCGTTCAATCGACCGCTTACGCCTGCCGAAATAGCGGTGGCCTCTGCGGACAGCAAATATGTCTACGGACTGCGCCACGACGAAGGCGATTTATCGCTTCCTATTATGGTCGCGCCGTGCGTAGTCTTCAATAGGTACGGAGTTCTCGTCACAGATGAACTAATTCACTTTCCTGACGGGGACGATCAGGCAATTCCACTCACCGAGCGGGCGGCCCAAACCATCGACTATTTCGCCGATCACAACTTCCAGTACCAGGACTTAGGCCAATGCTCGGGTTGCTGTGAACGTTGCATCTTTATTTCCGAGTGCTGGACGGAAGAAAATGAAATGCAACCCTGGAAAACCGGGGAGGCTGTATGAATGGAATAACTATCAACAGACGGCATACGAGAATGCTCTTGCTCGATAGCGATAACTCTATCCACACTGCTTGCGATTACGATGGTAGAACTTTCTCCGATAGAGAGGCGACGAACCTTTCCAACTATAACCAACTCAGTAAAATCGGGTCGGTTAGGCATTGGACATTGCCAAGTGGCCATTCGGGTTTTTTCGTGCTTCAACCGCATCTCCTGGAGGCCGTATGACTGCTCAATTTCAACCCATAACGTCTACGCCTCAGCGCGTAAGTTATTCGAGACTCGCATTGCGCACAGTGGTATGGAAGTTTCGAGAGGTAGAGGACGTTCCGATTACATTCAAACGCGAACCGATTCGCTGTCCTGCCGACCTCTTCGTAAACTATAGGTTCATGTTTGACGATGAAACAGTGGAAAAGTTCGTCGTCTTTGCACTGAACTCGGGAAATGTCGTGCAAGTCGCTGAAACGATCAGCACTGGACTCCTAAATACGTCCCTTACCCATCCACGAGAAGTTTTCCGGTATGCGGTCGTCAACAGCGCGGCGTCGATTATCTTGGCGCACAATCACCCGTCAGGCAACCCTGAACCGAGTCAGGAAGACATCCATATCACCAAACAACTCACAGAGGCTGGAAGAATTCTTGGTATCCCGGTCCACGACCATATAATTTTCACAAAGGGCGGGTTTATATCGTTCGCAGAAAGGGAATTGCTATGAAACCATTCCAATTTATCGGCTGGCAACATCATAAGAAGGGCTACGGCGAAACATTCTTTCCGATGTTCAACATCTTCGACACTGCAAGTCCTCTCTGCGGCTCAACGGTATCATTCCGAACTCTCGTTTCGCTGGGCTACTTAATGCGTGGCGGGCCGGTCAAGAAAGGGGCGACGAATTGAACGACGAACCCATCCTAATTGGCCCAGGAGGTCTCGGTTCTGGAACCACAATCATTGAAGACGAACATCATCCAGTAATTAAAATCGAGACTCGCGACGACATCTCTCGGCGGACTTCGGCTCAGGCGCGACGATCAACCTCAATACTTCCGCTTCTCTTGGGCATAGCGTCGCTCGGCGGCGGCATTGACGCTCTCGCTGGCATGGGCTGGCCGCATATTCCAGAACGTCGCCAAGCCAGGAAATGCCATCTTCCGGGATGCGAGGAATGGACAACTCACAACGGCGGCTTTTGCTGTGCAGAACACTGTATCGCATACCGACGACTCAATAAGTCACTAAAAACATAAAGGTTTGGGGCTGAATTGGTTTCGATTGGTGTCTCAGTTATAGGATGCACGTAGAGAAGGTCACTCTTAAAACCAAAAACACATAACTGCCGAAAAATCGGACAGCTACGTTGACGAAAACGGTTTCCTCGTGTTCGCCGACGAAGAACTCAAATTGGCTGCATAAGCTCGTTTGACGAAGCGCCCTGACAATACCCTTCGATTAACCAAGAGTCAGGTGGTGGAGGTCGCGGAAAACGGAGATGGTCACGCACCGTTAAAAGTGTGACTAAGAGTGCCGGGCATTGGCTTGACTCCATCCGACGCGCTCGAAGGCTATAAGTCAGGCTAAACGTGTGAACGAGTTCTATCGCGAAAACATCAAGACCGGGGTTCGAGTCCCCGCAGCTCCACAGGAATAAACTAACATCAATCAAACATTGCGGACGACCGCACAATCGAAAATTAACTCGCGCACCGTTGCGCGGCAAGGAAATCATGCACACAGCAAAAGAGAATATCACTGCACTCCCTGAGTTCTGCTACGGTCGGCTACTTGCTGACAATAGTCTCATCGGAATTCACGCAGGAGAAGCTGGCTATCGCCGAAAGGTCAATCACCCTCTCCCCGACTCAGTCCATCAACAAAGCAAGGATGAGGTAGAGGCATTCATCGACGAGCAAAACAAGGCGCTCGGAGTAACCAAGGGGCAGCGCGAAGCAATGGAGATCGGTTCAATGTTTGGCTGGGAGGTGGCTGGCGCTGATCCGTTGAACTACAATGACGATGGAACGCGGAAGGTGGTGTCGTGAACAGAACCGAGGCGATCCAAAAGAAGAATGAATTGTTGGCAATTATCTACTGGCACAATCGCGGCACGTTCCCGAAAGACAACATCGAGGAAGTTAAGCGTGAATGCAAAGAGATATTGCATAAACTCATCCACAACGAATACCCGAAACAAGTGAACGAGCGCGGCAACTTTATCGAAAGGGGATTCAAGCCCAACACCGAGCGCTACTACTACGACTTCGAGAAACTGAAACGTGTCGACGGCTGGGAGCAATACGACACAAGGCAGGATGCCTGGTATTTCGGCGTATGGGTGAATACGACACGCAGAGAGATATTCACATTCGCTGAGGGCGACACAACCCTCGTGACTTGCCCCACACTCGAAAGTTTTCGAGCGGAACTGGCGGAAATGGAGAAGTTCTACGGTCCGCCTCCTCCGGCGTTCATCGCTTGCGACGGCATCGGACTTGCAAATGGGAAGATCGTTCCCGAAGGCAATGTCACACTATTCTTCGACAAAAGACCAACAGCCTAAAAAGGAGTAGAAAATGCTATCCCAACCCTCTCGTAGAATTATCGTTGTCGACAAAGACTACGACATTGCCGTTGACAATGGAGATCACTTCGTAGTCGAAATCGGTTTCACAAAAAACCATCGAAGCGCTCACTTCACGCATCCCAATATAGCTCGGACGCTGGAGAGGATTCTGGAATTCAAGCACTATCATAACGACGGAAGCAAACACTGGGAGCAGAAGAAGGGCGGCTCTCACTACTTCGTCGTTCCGCAGAAGTTCGTCGAGTTTCCTCTCGAAAAGGGGTATTCGTATGTCGCTGCAATAATTAACGGCGAGAGGATTGTCTTCAACGTCTCGGGTGGTACAAGTGAAAAGGGATGGCGCGACTGGGTTGGAATTAAGGTCAGCACATGCGTCAATCAAAATATCAAGACGTTACAAGCTATCGCTGCGGTATCGGTCAGAGGGACGACACATGAACCGATTAAGACCAATGAGGAACTGGAAGAAGAATTCTATGTAACACACAGGAACCACTACCTCGTCAACTCGGCTTGGGGCGACTGGCAAAAAGGAGTACCAGAAGGAATGGTCGGAGTAGTTGCGAAGATTGGCGGACATAGGGGAGACCCTGCGACCGGCGAGAAGTGGTTCTTCGTTCCAAAGGCTGAGTATGACGAGCGGCAACATCAATTCGTTGTCGATCCGACCCGCCACCAAGAAACAACTGACTTCGTTCACACTTAATCCGCGCAACGGTGCGCGACTAGAAAGGAAAACCGATATGTCAAATTCACAGATTTACTTCGCAAGAGAACTCGCAACAGAGCTTTCTTATTCAAGCGAAGCCGCAAGGATGCACAAGTTCTCTCACTTCGTCCACGTTGTTCGGGAAAGACTCGATGCGGCTGTGTGTCCTCAGCGCGTTGTTGTCGCGGCCTACTACAAATTCATCTCACTGGTGTAACCGTGAACTCAGTAGAACTGCTACAATTTCAACTCGACGTGCTTTGCCGTGAGGCGGTTTGTGCAATTCAAAAAGAGGTCATGCGCCTTACAGGGGAGACAGACTTAATCGACCGCTTTATCGACCTGAGGTGCGACGGGTACGATATAACAAAGGAACTCGACAGAACTGGTGTAGTTATCGTCGGCGTAAGCGCCCTTGAAGTCATCGTTTTGAACGTGAATGATGATGAATATACGACCCCCATTACTATGCTCACCATCGAAGAACAACTTCTCACACTCAAAGCCTTGGAGGTCATAGAACCTCGCAAACTCAAACTCCGATTAGGGGAAGGAGTGAATGAGTATGCCTAAAATATCTCCAGAAGAAGAGGCGCGAATCAAGGCCAATGCTGTGAAGATGTGCGGAGACAATAAACTGCCGAACCGTTACTGGGTTTCGGCTCATGCAGACTACCTCACCAATAAGGCCAACTATAGGAGTAAGCAGAGCAACTGTTACGACTGGGCGGGCGACACCTACAAAGACCTTCCCGAAAAATATAGGATGCTCGGCGAGTTCCGAAAGTTTGAGGACGCTCTCAAGTGCGCCAACGAATTCCTTGAAAGCGGAGGAGTTCCGTCTCCCGAAGACACCTGGGACGACTTTCATTCGATTCAGATTGAAGACCGTTTGACTGGAACGCTTTGGGAGGCGGTGTGGTCGGAGTGTCATCGACGCTTCGGAGATAAAAAACGCTTCCACAAGGTCAGTTTTGACTTTGAGATGCGTGACGACACCAGGTATACCCGCGAGGAAATGAAAAAGCGCGGCGCTCAATTTATCTAATTGCGGACGACCGCAGAAAGGAAGTCATATGAGCAACCAAGCACGTAGGATTGTGAAAATAGTTCACGCCAGGCAAGTTTCGTTTGCAGCGCAAGGCAAGGTAGGTCAGCGACTACTGAACGACAGCCAACTCAACTTGGACGGCGGAGGATATGTGACTATTCAAGTTGACGATATCGAGGAATTCCTCGCCGGTGAAAGAAGTCAGATTCAGTATGACCCCGACGAGATAGCGGCGCTTACTGCCGACGTTAAAGCCGCTCGCAAGCGCGGGGACGATTCCATTGATTACGATATTTTCTGAGGCCGGTCATGGTGAAACTTATCATCGAATCGCGCGGCGGAGTAATTCATAGCATATACAAGTCGATGCTCGACGAAGAAGTCCAAGTCTTCGTTCTGGATTACGCAACTCTCGACGCTGGAACTCCGCCTGCAAGCGTCCTTCATCCACTTCCAATAACTGACGTTATATTGCCCGACATAACAACGTTACTCGTCAAGAAACTTCGGGACTATCAACCAAAAAGGAGCAAAGGTAATGGTGCGAATTCTCATTGAAGTAAGCGGTGGAGTGGTGACAAACGTCATCGTTCCAGTTCGAGAAGAAGTGCAAGTCCACGTTATAGATCACGACGATATCAGCATCGGCGAACAAGACCCAGCAGATATGATTAAGCCGTTTCCGGTAACGGTCGTGGCGGACGTGCAGAAGGAACTCTTCAGGATCGCAGGGGAAGCCGTCGCATGACGTTCTCTATAATCGCGAAGCTATTTGGCCGTGACCGCCAATATATCTCGGAGGCCAAAGTCTCTTTTGGGGCGATGAATTTTGGGAATGCTCTAAGAATGATCGACGACGAAGAACTCAACCAACGCGGAAGGGAGTTGAGGATGGACTTCGACAAGTCAACGCTCAAGATGTGCGAAGATGCTCCGCCAGTCCGAGGGGCATACCAAGTAGAAATACTGCCAACGAAAAAAGCTCGCTAACTCGCGCAACGGTGCGCGGAAAGGAAGTTATGTCATTAGCAACATGGAAAACAGAATTCTATCCGGTCGATGCAAATACGAAAATGACGAGACACAAAGCAGTTCAGCACTCACTTTTGAAGTGGACTGGACTCCTGCCAAAGAATCTCGCCAAACACAACCTCTATTCGGTCAATCATTCGATACGGGAAGACTGGTCTGACCAATTCATGATCGACGCTCATTCGTGCGCTCTCTGCCAACTCAGCATAGGACAGCACTGTGATAAGTGTCCACTACAAAAAGTAAGAGGCGGTGTCGATTGCGATGACCGACGTAAGACGGAAGTAATTGCGCCGTACCTCGTATTTACAACCTGCAAGAACCCGAAACCAATGATTAAGTGGCTCAGAAAAGCGCTTATCCTAACTCAACCACGAAAGCGAGTGAAGTCGTGAATGACATCGACAAATACACCCAACAAGTAGGACTCGCTCTTGGTCCGGAGTGGCAGTTTGAAGAGAAGGAAGAGAAGGGCGATCACTGGGGATGCCTCCACACGAAGGAGCTTAACCTCAGCGTTTATGGGTCGCGGGATCCACAGAAATATAATCTCCATCTCAGCCTCAACAATGAGCTGAACGAACACAGACCATGCGCCGCGACTCAGTATGCCGATATCGGCGTAGCGAGGACGAAAACGCCTCAACAGGTCGCGGGCGAAGTTAGAAGGCGACTTCTACCGCAGATGGAGGAAACTGTTCGAAAGTCCGTTCTCAATCTTATCGAGTTCAACCAGGCGAGAAAGAATGCAGACCGGATTGCGCTCTTACTCAAAGAGGCGTTGCCCACTCTGAAAATCGACGAGCGAAATGAAAAACTCTCGGACTCTTCGCTCTCCATGCCATACGATTCCAAGATAACGCTCGACATAGACGTTAATGGGCATGCGAAAGCTCGTCAGGTTGAAATCAAGGTCGGACGGGTCTCGACAGAAATGGCAGTCGCCATTCTCAAAGCTATCGGTACGATCGGACTACAAGTAGGAGAAGACGATGAAGATTAATGTATGCGACCCATGCCTCATTGAAGGATTTATAGTGCCTACTCAAAGGCGGCTTAAACTGCGACAGGGCGGTATGTCTGTGTCGGTTGATTGCTGCCCGAGACACGCGGACGAATTAAGGAAGAAGAGTGTCGGCGCGGAAGAGATGGCACAGATTACGCACAATGCGTTTATCTCCGCTATTGATATCGACGGAAAGACATTTATTAGAAAAATGTAACTCGCGCAACGTTGCGCGGCAACAAACAAAAAGGAAACCTTACGACTATGGAAACGAAAGGACAGAAAGTCACCGAGAAATTACTGGAGAGTATCGGTGACGCTACTACGAATATCAATCTCCAAAAGGGGCTGCAACAATACTATACGCCTCAGAGGTTCGCTGAGTTTCTGTGCAAAGTCTTTGCAGATCAAAGTTCTGGACATCTTAGCGTCCTCGACATCACTTGCGGTGCAGGTTCGCTTTTACTTCCATTCACGGCTCGCAACGTAACGAATCGAACTTGGAACGGCAAGGAATATGAGACGGAAGAAATGCCAGCAAACGAGGTCTACGGTGTGGAGCTGGACAAGGAAAATATTCCAGGGAAAGAAGTCCCTGGCAACTTTCTACATGCAGACTTCACTCAGTTCTACAAATACCTCAAAGCGGTTCAATTTGAAGCGGACATATTCGCACTCAATCCGCCGTTCGGATTAAGTTGGGACGTTTCGGAGGATGTTCCGAAGAACTCAGTCGAAGCAACGATGGCAATGGCTTATGAACTCAGTCACCAATATAGCGGTGGCTATATCATCATGTCAGCCAGGAATGCAGAGATCATAACGGAAAGCCATCCCGAGTTACTTGAGAAGGTCTTCTTTCGACTCAACGTCAAGGGACTTTTCAAACCGTTCTCAGATGTCGATAGTGTAGTCCTCTTCTTTGGAAAAAACTGCCGACACTATCGCGACAGAGTTTTTGATATCGACTTTCAAACGGCCAAGGATAGCGAATACGACACGATCATAAAAGATATTTCCCATGTCACATACTACGACGTTTCAGTCACTAGTCGTTCGTCATTAGCTGAACGTCGTCAAAACAGACAACTTTGGCTGGCTGCTGTTGACCGATACAAACAGGACAAGGGAGCGCGTAAACAGAAGTTCTCCGTCGAGTTAAGAGGCGGAAAGCTGCGGTGTGCTTTCACGCTCTATGAGGAATTTACACTCGCCAAGCAGTTGAAGGGCGACGAAATATCTGTGTTCCGGCAGATGAATGGAGTAGCGCCGACGTATTTCAGTTTCAACTCCATCGCTCGACGAACCCTCATGCTTCTGCTGGCCAAAGGCATGACGATTCAACCTGCGGCGAAAGCGGCAATCGACAAGGGACTCCAAGACTCTGCATTTCTCAATGCGCCATTCTACGACCTCAAGCCTCAGCAGCGATTGGGATGGTTGAACGATCTTACTCAAATCAAATGCGTAAAGGGCGGCGACTGGCGCGGCATTACCTACGTCCAGGATACGATGTATGAGATATGGACGACTAGTAAGGTAATGAGCACCTATTACGGCAAAGAAGATAAAGAGGGCGAGTTCCAGAAGCAGCAACGAGTCCTCCACGTTACGATCGGACCGGCTGAGTTCGACGAATCGCCGGACGACATCGCGTTCCTAATAAAACACTTCGACGTTCCGAACCCCTCAAACGTGCGAGACTTAAAGCCCGAACTTTATGCGGTCGTCCGCAAAATCATTGAGTCGCCGGTATTCGCTTCATTCACTCTGACGGCCTTCCAGGTAGAAGACCTGTCTCGCGCCTGCATGAAAGACGCTTTCGTCCTGGCATGGGAGCAGGGTACCGGAAAGACGCGCGGCATAATTGTTTGGGGTATGGTAAAAGCGATTCTGGAAAACAACAAGTTAGTCGCCGACATCGTAGCCGGAAAAGACGTTACGCTGAAGCACGTCGTCAAGGCGATCAGGAAACGATTTCTCGTCGTGATGCCGAAGAATATCATGGGACAGTGGCAAAAGTTCCTAACTGACAACGGAATCAACGCTACGGTGCTAAGCGACGTGATTCAGGCGAACAAACTGCGCAGGACACACGCCAGCGAACTCGAATTCTACATAACTGACTACGGAATCATCAAGTCGAGCCGGAGATTCCCAAATCAGTCGCCTTGCGAAGTTCAGAGGGTGTCGGAGTTCTATCTCGACAACTATCTGAAACTGGAATCGAGCGAGACGTTTTGGGAGAAGAAGAATCACACGCAGACGAAGCAGTGGCAGGACTATCTTGAAATCAGACGAATGCAACTCTTCCCGTCATCCTGCAAAGAGTTCTGTCCGAAATGCAAAACCGTAAAGGGCGAGGGATGGAACGGGTACGCTTGCAAGAAGTGTTCCACGAATACCTACGGGAAGCGATTCAAGGGCATGGCCTACGTTCTTAAGCATGTCTTTGACATCATCGCCCTGGACGAATCGGAACGAATCAAGAACAAAGATACATTGGTCGGCAGAGCGATCTTGGGAATGAGGGCAAAGTATAAATGCTGTTCATCCGGGACACCGATCAAGGCATACATTCGAGATATGTATTCGGTAATGCACTGGGTTCTCGGCAACGCATCGCCGCGATTCCCCTACGACTACGCCAATGGAGGCATGGACAAGTTCCTGACCGACTACGGCGTATGGGAAACTCGAATGGAGGACCGCAGAAAAGGACTCGCGAAATCCTCTCCCAAGCTCTTGCCGGAGATCAGCAACTTGGCTCTTTGGTGGAAGCTGTTCTTTCCGGCTGCGATTCGTCGTCGCCAGGAAGAAATCGACGAGGAATTCGTGAATATCAAGTTCCACTATACGGCCGTACCGTTCGCCAAGAAGCAACATGCGCTCTATCAGTGGTGGATTGCGAACTTCGCTCAGTGGTACAAAGAGAATCGAAACGAGGAGGCTAGTGGAAATCCGTCCCCCTACGATCTCATCAAAGGATTGTTGTGGAAGATGCGATTCACGGCTACCAACCCGGACTCGAAGAATCTTTGGGCGCACAATGGCTTAGGCTCGGGATCCAATTTCACTCCGAAAAACCTGGCAATCATAAAACAGGTCTCGGAGCTACTGAAAGACGGTAGACGGATTGTCGTGTTCTCGGCATTGAAAGACGAATGCGCCTTCTTGGACATCGTTCTCAATCAGGCCGGAGTCAAGTCGGAAGTTGTCAACGGCGACATTCCGCCTCTTAAACAAGGCGAGAAGGTGTTGAAGTTTCAACAAGGCAAGCTCGACGTGCTGATCTGCGGCATCGACGCTATGAAGTCAGGCCACGATATTAGCGAAGCGAGTGCGGCAGTTGTCTGCGACTTCCCGTGGAATTCTTCTGACTTCCGACAAGCCGTTAAGAGAATTCATCGCAAGTCATCCAAGCGCGACGTGGACGTATTTGTGGTCTACACCGCAGCCAGCGTTGACGAGCGCATGAAAGACCTAGTTGAGAAAAAAGGCGCTATGTCGGACATCGCAATCGACGGAGAGCTTATTTCGCAGGACAGCGAAGACCTTGATTTCGTGAAGATATTGAAAGAGACAATCGAACTCTTCAAGAAGTCAGAGACCGGCGCAGATGAGCTTGAGATCGAGCGCGAAGCCCGAAAAGAACTAGAATCGCTAGGCATAGCGCTGGCAGGTATTCGCAATCGACCACTTCCAGTTATCGAAGGAGACGGCGACGAAACATGGAGAGACATTCCAGACGACATCCTCGACGGTTTCTTGGAAGCACTAGACAGGGAGGCTGCGTAATGGGAGTCGATGCGGTGGTATTGCGAAATCCGACTCAGACGTTTGCCGAAGTAGAACTGCGGTCGGGCAAGGCTGTTGTATTGGCCTTTGCCCTGCCCGCAGAGGGGAATGACTGGCAACAAAGAGTTAGGACAGCGTTAGGGAGATCATATCCAAGAAAGTTCCTGCGGTCGATCAAATTCAGACAAGGAACCTTCCATCCAATCACCCCCGGCGCGTAACGTTGCGCGCCGGACATCGAAAGAGGAAAATGGCAAAAAAGAGTAAACAGCCGCCAAGCCTACCACTGGACTTACAGTAACTTGCAGATGCAGTTAGAGGTCTCGCGGCTTATATTAAACAAGCGGCTTATATTAAACAATGGGGCAACAGCTATACTGCGGGCGCAAGTTATTCGGCTACCATTTTACTCGTATCACTAGCGGTTGACGCGAATACTGAAACATTAAAAATGACCCTTAGTCACGTAATGCACAAGGGGAAGATGGTTGGTGACTGGGAGGTCGTTGCTAGAAAGGTGTCGTCTTGAAAAGAAAAGGGGGACGGCAACCAACCGTCCCCCGTATCGCAACAAACAAAAACCCATTTAAGGGCATTACAATATAGAAAATTCATCCGAATCACGCAATAGGTAGTATTGACAAACAGTAGCCCCAAGCAATACATTATCACAAGAAAGAAGTGGCGATATGGTAGATTGCTTATTTTTCACGTCGAAAGACTTCCCTTGTCCTTATCACGCCCTAATGCTATCGCAGGAACAGACAGATGCGTGGAGGCTGGCCATAAAAGCTGCTGAGAGGGTGCGGAGGTATCGACCAAGGACAATAGGGATTTCCGCTGATGTGGTTTAGTTCAAAAAATTTGCACGTTCACGATACACGAACACACACAATAAATGAACAAGGAGCGATATGAGTAAAGACTCATCGGTACGCGTTATCATCAAAGTCCCAAAGTCTCACGAGATGCCGGAGCAACAAGTTCCGGGGCGAATTGTCGGAATGGCGCAGATATGGGGACCGGAAGGAAAACACAATTTGTTCGTTGTCGAACTCGACAGAGGACAATACACCGAAGACAGGAAACTCTTCGTCTCGCAAGTCGTGGTTGACTTCGACAATCTAATTCCCCCAGGAGATAGCGATGCAACAGACATTTCAGGCTTGTTGGCCGGACTTAACGGAGACGGAGGCGATATAGTCTAATGACAGACGAGCAGGGAATGAAACTGGAGGGTGTCGATAGGGCGATAGCTGAATTGGTTCGTCCGTCCCGACTAGGCTACTACAAGGAAGAAGTCATTCTATTGCTGCTCAAGAACCTTAGAGCGGCGATTGCAGATAGTCCAATAGCGGAAGTAGGGCTTAAGAGGTTCGCTAGATTAGAGAGGCGGATAATGTCACTCCTTAATTCAGCGCCGGTAATTTTGGACGAATTCATCGACCAATTAGTCGGAATAGAAAATCTCGTTACGAGAATGCGCGGAATCAAACTCCATCAACACACTAAAACCAAACTGAGGAATTTCTATTATGGAAACCGAGATGCAGTCCATCCAGAACCCGACTGTCGCATCACAACCGAGCGAATCGGTAGCCGTGCAAGACACGACCTTTGCGGTATGGATGGAACAGTTGTCATTGAACACGAGGAGGGCTTACCGAACAAACGTGCTTGAGTTCGCTCAATTCGCGGGAGTGTCGCCTGACCAACTCGCCTCTTTGCCGCACATGGAGCTTTTCAATAAGGCTCGCGCGTTCGCAAAGAGTATCGAGGGACAGTCATCGGCCACGATAGCGCGAAAGATGTCTGCGATTAGGAGCTATATCAACTTCCTGTGCAATATAGGAATCCTGAAAGCAAATCCACTCGACTTTGTCAAGGTTGGCAAAGTCCACAACGCAGAAAAGGAGTTCTTAAGCGACGAAGACGTTCAAAAGATTATTTCGGCGATCAAGGTAGATACGTTGGTCGGAATGCGCAATCTACTCATAGTCCAGATGGTAACGGAACTCGGCTTGCGGCGGGCCGAAATAGCGAACATGACTTACGGTAACTTACGAGAAGATGCGGCTGGCCGCAAAGTCCTCAAGTTCGTCGGCAAGCGCGAAAAGGAGCGGTCGCTTCCGATCTCACAAGAACTCCTGGCAAACCTGGCAAAATATCGCGAGATGGCCGGGGTGACGGTTCTAAGCGACGACACGCCGCTTGCGCCCAACAGTCACGGCGAATGTTTGTGCGGGCAGTATATTTACGAAATGATCCAGAACTATGCCGACGCTGCCGGTGTGCATAAGAAGGTAACGCCTCACAGCTTTCGTCACTATGCGATCACGGACGCTGCAAAGGTTGAGGACAATATGCTTGCGCTTATGGAGTTCTCAGGTCATGCAAGTGTAGCAACATTGAAGCGATACACTCACTTTCGGGACACGGAAAAAGTTCAACAGATTCAAGACAAGCGGGCTGCAAAGTGCTCACCCGTCAACTTTCAAACAACTTAAAAGGAAAATCCATGCAAGGGAACGAAGTAGCCACGGTTCCGGAACCAGTCGCAACCAAAACAGATCAAGGAGTGCAGGTTCGGAAGATCGGCGTGACGTTTGAAAATGACGCACGTCTCGAAGTTATCGAACTGGACAATGCGACGGTAGTTATCGCCAAAAGCGGACTCACAGTATACGCCGGAGCGAAGGGTCAAGTCGAACACGAAGTTGTGCTCGGAATGACATTCAACGAAATCAGGTCGGGCGAGAAGATGGAGACCGGGAAGCCGCAATTCATCGAGTCCACTGGGTCGGACAGAACTAAGGCGTTCGACTATATGAAACTCCATAACGGCATCACTCTTTTGTTTCACAAAGACAGAATCGTCATTTCTACATCGTCACACAACACACTGACGGAAGTTCGCCCAGGGACGGGCATCGTAACTATCCCGATCAAGGAAAAGTCGTCACTTATCACGCTTAACTAGCTGTCAGTGTGAGGGCTGCCGCGCACCGTTGCGCGGCGTTGCCCTTGCATTCAATTCTCAAATTTCTTATCTTTGTATCCTCTAGAAAGGGGGTTTCAAATGAAAGCGCTGTGTGCGTTATCAATAATTCTACTCCTTGGCGGTTGCAGTAGAAGGGACGGAATCGTCGG